CTGCGGTTCCAGTATTACCAAACGCTGGAACTAACGCAATGGACCAAATGAGACTCAACAGATTACAAGCAGATGCCGCAGATGGTGAAGATTTGAGTGGAGTAGAGGCAAATACAGGAAGTACCGCATCCAACACAAGGGCAACCGTAAGGGCACTTAATCAAATTGGAAAGATGTTGGCCAAAAATTTGCGGGCGGGTGGTAATCTTGGAGTAGAGGGTCCAGACTATCCGCTAACCCCATTTTTTGAAGATGTTTTAGATACAGGATGGCCAAATGCGCGGTCGCTTAGAACAGTGGGATTGGAATTTGAAGGAACCGATTTGGATTAAAGGAGAATAATGCCAAGAGGAACGAAAAATGACGGATCATTAGCTCCGTTACAATACGCCGATCAAGGAGGCGGCAAGTGTGAAATACAAACGCCTTGTGGATGTATCACTTTAAAAATACTTCCAGATATTACTGATAGTAAAAGTGCTACATATGTTAATGAACCTGCGCCTGGTCGGTCAAGTCCATTGGTTACTTATGCCCATTCCGATGCAAGAACCATAAGCACCGAACTTCATTTCATGATAACTAAAAAAGAAGATATTCACGAAAATATTCGGGCAATTAGAATTATCCAGAATCTTCTTTATCCAGGTCCAGCCAGTGGTATTACTCCATTTACACCACCGCCTGTAGTGAAATTTATTTGTGGTGTTTTAATGGATGGAAATGACGGATTATGTTTAGTGTTAAAAAGTTATAACATACGTTATCCGACAGAAGTGGCGTGGGACGCAATAACTTTTTTACCTTATAAATTTTCAATAAGTTGTAGTTGGGAAGTAGTATATCCTTGCAATAAATTGCCAGTTAATAAGTGCATCAACAAAAATTCTGGAGATGCGATCTTCTTCCCTGGAGATGATCCTGGGGATAGTGACTTTTATTCTAAGTTTGGAGGTTAATATGCCACAACAAATTAAATACTCAAAAACAGAAGGACGTTCTTATGTGACAGCATCGAGTAGATATGTAATGTCACCAGTGATTTATTACGAAGGCAAATTAGCTTATCCTATATATAAGAAGAAAAAAGTATCCTTCGGTCCTCAAGACCAACATTACGAAATAACTAAAGAAGTAGAATATAGGCCAGATATAGTATCCCATAGAAACTATGGCACTCCTGATTATTGGTGGAAAATAATGGAGATGAATGGCATGAAAGATATTTTAGAGTTCAGAGCAGGCAGAAACATTATACTGCCTGGCAGTGGCATAATGATTTAAGGAGACATATGGCAGAGCCAGAACCACCAGTTAAACCGTTTTGTGATAATTACCCAATAGACCCAAATTTTCCAATTGTATGTGATGTGGATTATACAAAGGCATATTGTTGTATACCACCACCAAATGATGGATTCGTTGTCTGCGATCCGAGTATTGATTTGTGTTTGGCTGGAACACTAGGTCCAGACAGTCATTATATGACTTTCCCAATTCTTAATGACGAAGACCAACCAATGTTAAAAACGGCATTAAATGGCACTACAATGTCAACATGGGTAAAATTAGCTTTCCAAGAATATTGCGACATTTTCGAAGACCCAATTAAAACTGCAACCACCATCATCACAATGGGTAATATGTCACAGCCATGCAATCCTGAACAGTGTCAAGCTATAATTAAAGCATTCCAATATGGTTGGGGCAGTGTAGACAAAGGTAATAGATGTAGAATTACCATCATGGATCAACAAGGTAGTAGCTTTTCACAATGGGCAGAAAGAATGGGCATTAATCCTGAAGGTGATTCCACACCAGTTCAGGGTAAATATCGTATGAAAGTCCAATGGGGCTGGTATGTAACTGGTGGCGCTCCAGAAGACATATGTGGACAACCACCACAGCCTTTAGGCAATCCAGATTGTGGATCAAATACCGACTTAACCCCTAATGGACATTTAATAAATGTGCCACCAGAGCCAGGTTTTAATTCTGCTTTTATAATTTGCAGTCCAGTGTGTTATTTTATTACAGACTGGATTAACGTTCATTGGGAAAATGGTAAATTCATATATGAACTTGAGGGTGTAGATTTGTTGGTTCGCGGTCAAGAAAACATAATTCAGCAATTTGCTGCTGCGGGAGGTGAAGATGGCGATCAAATGTATTTTACCAAAGCCTGTGAAATACTTGGTAGAATTTCCTTCCCGCCATTTAGAGTAGAATTTAAAGCACTTGACTCAAATAATGATGTAGTAGACATGGAATTTGTTCCGCCTGATGGCGTAGCTGGTGTTGGATGTAGAGAATTTATTGACGATCAATTTGTTGATTGTCTGGGTTGGGGGCCATTAAATGTTTATGTGCCAAACACAAAACCACCACTTAATGTAATACAAGATTGGTTAGTACACTACAACGTTAATGCTAGAGACTTAACTAACAAAAAAACGTCGGATAAAAGCAGAACTGGTATAACAATGAATTATGATCCTACTTACAAATTTATTCCTAATGGACAGCCAGGCGGAACCAGTGATCCTTGTGAAGAATGCACATCTTCCTTACCACAATATGGAAGACTACTATTGTGGGCTGACGGTATCCCTAATTGTCAAGGAAACTTTAATGATGAGGAAATTGGCGAAAGGATGAAAGCCGTTTATGTAGTAAATGGTGGAAATTGTTCGCCAGTATTGCAATTTGCTCCTAGTTTTAGATGGCACTCAATGGCGGCAATGCGGGGGGGAGGCGGTAGTACACCAGTTGATGGCGACCAAGTAGGCCAGAAAGAAGGATTTGTAAAAACAAACTGTCCTATTGCTTCTGGCCCTGGCCCAACACGACAGGCAGTACCCACACCAACGCGAATGACAATGAAATCACCGAATCCATCTATAGGCACACAAGAAACAACATTCCACTTTGTCATGGCTAACTTGGCAATTGGTGCTATTGAAGCCGAATTGAGAGTACAAGGCGACCCTTCATCATGGCTTTGCTCACCAATTGATGGTTATGGCAGATGTGTTGGAATAGTTTTCATTAACCCTTTCTTTCTGGAAGATATTCCTGACTCCATTGTTAAAGGATGTCCTCAATGGCTAGCTGGTGATCCCACTGACCCTGCGGTTTTGTTAAAGAGTAATATTAATGAATTGCTTACTAACAAGGGCTGGTTTATTATGGGAGTAGATCATCAAATTAAAGATGGTCAATATATAACTACTTTAAGATTGAAATTAGTAGCCCCAGGTGCAGAGTTAAACGAGGCTGGTTCGATTGTAAATCTTGGTGGTTGGGAGAATTCAAGCGGTAGCAGTCGCAGATCATTACCTTATGGCGGTCTATTTGGTTGTTTGGAGAGAACTTTAGTCGGCAATGCTGGTACAGCGTGGGGCAAACAAGACCCTTTAAAGTGCCCTGTAAATTGGGTTGGTGGAGGCACAGCATGTGCAGCAAATTATTTCTCTGTTCCACCACCAGACTTGCCGCCTGATTAGGAGTCTATGGAAAATCCTAGAGATTTAAAAAGTCACTTAAAGACAATCTATGAAATGCTTGAAAGGCACGAAAAGAGGTTTAGAGAAACCAATTTTCAGGATAATTTCAAGAAGATTTTCAAGAGAAAAATCAGTTTTATGCAACAAAAAAATGCATATCTCGGTGCGCATTTGGCTTTGTGTGTAGATACCCGTGATCCATTAAAACAGAACAGAGTTAGATATTTCAGTCCAGTCTTGCACACGGGTTTAAAATTCAGCCAAAAAGCCACCCCGCTTGGACTACCAGGCGAAAGCATGGTTACTAGATTAGATTCTCTCGATTGGGCGTGGCCAATTTCTGCAATGGGTGGATTTGATGACACTGGATTAAATTGGGTTCCACCACCTGGATCAATGTTATGTCTAACTTTCTTGCATGGCGACCCATCAATGGTTTTTTACATGGGAACGACATGGTATAGAGATAAAGGACCAATTCAACATGATAATTGGAATTACCATATTCAAGAATATTACAAAATTTGGGAAGGACATCGCGCTGGATACATGGTGGGACCAAACGATGAATCCCAAGTTTACCCGCACAATAATACTGACAACTATCAGGGTTATGACATAGATACTCAAACTGACATAGAATTCAGTCCTGATTCAGTCACTAAAACAACTTGGCCGCACCAATATACTATTTCAAGTCCAGATAAGCACCGTTTCATTATGGACGACGGTGATCCCAAGTGTAACAGACGATGGAAAAGACTAGAAATAATCTCCAGTATGGGTGCATTATTCTTGATGAAAGACGACCCTTATCATCCATGCGGTGAATGGCTCAATCCTCAATGTTTTATATCTCATACCTTAGTTGTCCCAACCATTTGTGCTGTGTCTATGACAATATACAGTGATCCAATTAATAACATTATATCATTTGTTCCCGTAACAATACCATACACATGTCCACAAGGCCCAGAGAATTGTAACACAATTCCAGAAACTCCTAGTTTAACAGTAGATCAAGAATATGTAGGCGAAGGAACTTATTCATTTCCAGAAGGTGGTGTAAAAGGGATAGGTGCAGGCAAGAAGGGTATTCCAGTTGTCGTGGGGAGAGAAGACTGGTGCCCGCCAAAGACGCCATTTCCCGATATTGTTTTGCCAGAGATACCTAAAGATTGCTTAAATGGAATTATAGACGGTTTAACAGACTTTTGTTTCAAATTCAACAACTATGGCAAAAACAAGTATCAAAAGCACAGACATGATTGTTTCCCGTATTATTGTCACGATTGCGGGTTAAATCAGTCAGGCATTCAGATTCGTTCCCGTTCAGGAGCCACAATCGTATTTGATGATTCTGTGGAGCAGCCAAGGGAAAAGCCCGAATGGGAACGAACTCTGAAGACCTTTGATATGGATGGTTGCACAGGCAGGTTCAAAGGTCGAACTTACTGGCGATCAGCAACAGGCCATTACATTGAAATGGCCGACCACGAAGATCAACCACACCTAAGAAGCAAGCGAAATGGTATTAATATCGTTACCGCTGCTGGAAACTCTATATGTCTTAATGATGAAACACTTCCAGGTTGTATTGCTGGACCTTTGCGTGGCATTCATATGAAAAGCACAGCAAATCATACCTTTGACATGGTTGATGAGACTAACAAACAATGCAGTCTTGACCGTAATGGATGTTCCAAGACTGGACCTTATTCCAAGAAGGCATTCATTAGGCTAAGAAGTGGTTACGGTATTACGGTAACATTGTGTGATTTCCACGACCAAACAAAGACTAGCCAGCAATATTTCCAGGTTATGTGTCCGCAAAAGGACAATTTAATTCGTGGTCCACACGTTTTCCATATGCAAGAACGTCCACATGGTCCAGGGCAAATATTCTTACGATCAGGTGGAGATTATATCGTTTATTCCTATGATAAATTCGTAGAAGTGGTTGGGGAGGAAAAGGATAATCCTTCGGACAAGATGGAGTTTATTTCCCGTCACAAATTAGTAAGCGTTAAAGACGTTTATTATAACCGAGCAGGTACGCATGTATTTTGGGCGGATGATTATATCTTCTTACTAGCTGGAAAGGATTGTGAACCACAAAATCCTGTTGGGCAAGGAGAACCTTGCGTATATCCAGTTGTTGTTGCATTTCAACAAATTCCAGAATATGTTAGTGCTGTAACTGGTTTAAAGGCATCAGAACATGTGTTCGCTAGCGCCTTACACGAACCTGAACCATGTGAAGGCATTGCTAGCGATCAATAAGGCAACACAACATGAATCAAATTATTATTGTTGGCAGGATAAATATAATAAAAGGCAAACCAGTAATTTGTCCCAAATTGTTATAAATACAAGACACTGAATCGACTATCCAAATACAAGGCCAGAAAGGTAAAATGAAATATAAGGGTATAGCTTATCCGCTTATTAAACATCCAGAAGGATTCTTTCATCACTCTGCATCAGATATGGCTCAAGTAAAATCTAATATGGCAACTATTATATTAACAGAGCCTGGTGATAGGCTATTCGTTCCTTATTTTGGAACACCTTTAAAAAAAGCCAATTTGAATTCCCCTCGTGAAATGGTAAAAGCTGATATAAGGTTGAAAGTAGCCACAGCTATAAAGAAATGGGAAAAAAGAGTACAAGTTCACGATATTATTATAGATTTATCTTATACAGAAGACGATAAGCTAATAGTTAAAGTCAATGTGCTTTTCATCGACCCTATGCAAGTTAAAAATATAGAAAGTTTAATAGTTTATAAATCTCTTGGAGGATTAAATGGCAGACTTATGCCCTTTTGATGTAACACCTTTAGCTATACCTAGATTTGTAAATAATTTACCAGTCTACAGCATTAACTATACCAACCAGGACTTTCACTCCATTAAAAAAAGGACTATGGAACTTATAAAGTCTAATTTTGGGGAACAATTCAATGACTTGAATGAGTCTTCTTTGGCAGTTATGCTTATTGAATGTTGGGCGGCAATGGCTGATATGCTATCATTCAAGATCGACCAACTTGCAAATGAACTTTACATTGACACTGTTACTGAATTAGAAAATGCATTTCGCCTCGCCAAGTTAGTTGGTTATAAACCAGTGCCGCCACTACCAGCCAAAGCTATGTTTTATGCTAAATCAAATGCCGTTTATTCTCAAGATTTGATTCTTAAAACTCCTATTTCAATTAATCTAGATGGTATAGGGTTTGATGTTGGATATGAATTATTTTCAGCTGATGGCAACAATGATCCTGTGTTCGGTACAGATATTATCATCCCCGCTGGCAGTATGTTTACTGAAGCAATTGTTGGGTTGGAAGGAACGACAAGAAGAACAAACTTTAAAAGTAGTGGTAAAGCAAACCAAATATTTACACTCTTTTACGAAAACGTATTCCTGGGATCAATTAAAGTGTTTATTAACGATCAAACTTGGGAACAAGTCAAACATTTTACAGAATCACGGCCAAAAACCGAATATATGGTAGAATATGATGCTTATTACAAACCATCTATTATTTTTGGAGATAATAGAACTGGATTGGTTCCACCTCCTGATTCCAACATTGTTGTTTCTTTCCGACTTCCAAACAAATCAACTTCAGAAATTGTGAGCGGCGCTTTTGATACAAAAGTTTTTGCATCCTTGCCTGGAATTAAAAGCGAAATAATCTTAAATGTTAAGAACTATACCAAAAGCGAATATGGGTATCCTGGGGATACAATAAATGATATCAGAAAGAAATTGCCAGCTTTCCTCCGCACACAAGATCGTGCTGTAACTGGCGCGGATTATAAATATTTAACAGATAGTTTTGCATCACCTTATGATGGACTAATTGGCAAATCAAACATAGTTCTAAGAAATTATGGATGTGCAGGAAATATCATAGATATAATTATTCTAGCACAAACGGGGGATTATAGATTAGTCAAAGGTAGTCCTAATCTTAAAATCGCATTGTTAGAATATTTGAATAAAAAGAAGATATTCACAGACCACCTATGCATAAAAGACGGTGAAGTTATCTACGTTGATATTAGTGTAAATTCCTATTTGAACAAGAATCTAAAGCAGTTTGAGGTGGAAATAAGAAACAAAATTACTTCAAAACTAGAACAATATTTCGACCTAAATAATTGGGAGTTTGGACGCTCTCTAAAAGAAAAAGAAATAGTAAAAAATATCGCAACCATCAAAGAAGTAAGACAATTTGACATAGGGTTTACAACCAATAAAGATATAGAATATGATAAAACATCTGAAAATATCGTAACAGCAAGGTACAACGAAATTATCAGACCCGATAACATAAATATAAACTTTACCTACGAGGCTGAAGACTGATGAATTATATAAAACATACAGATTATCCTAAAACAGATGATAATGTAGGTTTTGTTTTAGAAACCTACAGTGATGATGGTCTGTTAAAAAATCCATATACTGTTGAACAAGTTACAATATACCACATTGAGCGAACTCGTTGTCCACATGAAACATTTGTTGAAACCAAAGAATGGCATCCAGAACTAGAACAAACTTATGAAGAATTGGTTTCAACGGCAAGTGAGAGTGCAAAAACCCAATTGGCAAAACTCAAAAACACAACGCGAATTAATCGAACATATTATTCAAATGCTAAAATTGTTTTAGAAACATTTAAACCAGTATGGACACAAGATGGTAAACAGCATATTGCTAGCTTAAAAGACGATAATAAAAAAGACATAAATGGGAAGTTTTTGTTCCTGTGGTTCCCAAAGGATATGCGAGAAGGCACTTATTTAATTCATTGGAACTGGAAAAATAAAAAGGACGGGAAATTACAATCTGCTGAGAAATTTTTCACCCTATATCCATCGAGTGAGAAAATTAACAGTATATATAGGCATTTTGCGCCAAGAGAAAAATACAATTTTCTGTTCGATAAATATATTCCGCCCATGTATAGGATTCAAACTACTCCAAACGATATCACTCCAGAAATTTTAGTAAAACTGAATCGCTCTATCGGACAATCCTTGCTTGAATTAGATGACTTAGCAATGGGTTTGGTTGATTTGCTCAGCCCAACATATATACCAGAAGGCTTTTTGCCAGCATTTGCTAATTTCTTTAACATTCAGTTAATGTCAAGCAATCCTACAGCATGGCGAAATCAAATTAAACATGCGTTGCCACTGTTTAAAAAGAAAGGAACTCTAGATGGTTTGCGAGAAGCTTTAGACAAAGCTGGCATTAGACTATTAAGTTTAATCAACTTGTGGCAGGTTGTCTCCCCCTACACATGGACTGACGGCTTTGTGGTTGAAAAAGATAAAACCACAATGCTAGGACAACTAAGCAAAAACCCAATAGAAGATTTGGATTTAGAAGTGGCACTAAAATCTACTGAAACCGAAGAGTATTTTATTCTTCCAAATAACATAATATTCTTACAAACTATTTTAGTCCCTGAACCGAAAATAGCAGTAATTTGGAATTCAAATAATGCACAAAATATCAACTTGCTTAAAGGGGACGTTGTAAGAGTCAGATATGGTTACAAAAGGATACCAGAAGACGCAAAAAATATAGATAGTTACATCAGAAATTTACCCCTAGCAGACCAAAGGGATGAGACTAAGTTGAAATATCCAATCAAAAATTGGAACGTTAAGTTAATTGAAGAAAATGATCCTTTTTTTGACTTGCTTATTACTGAAAGACATTCTTTCCAGGTTCCAGTAACTTTTGGCAAAACCAGGACAACCTTCTTGTACAGTGAAAAAGCTTTCAATATGGACACATATAATGGCAGTCTATATAACTCTAATAATCCGTGCGACATAGATAAAGATTTCGTGGATCAGTGCAGCGGTGGACAAAGCAGCAAATTTAACATTCACTTGGAGTTCGAGCAAATAACTGATGAAAAAATAGAGGAAGCTAAAGAAATCATCATAGATTATTCACCTTTTCATGCAATTTTACACAACATGAAGATTGGTAGTCAAATGACGGAATTTGTCATGCCGCCAACTGAAAAAGTTAAGAGTGAAATCAAAAACAAAGTGCCTAAGTTTGGAGACAAGGTGCAATGTAATGATGAGATTTACTGCCAGATAAAATACAAAGATGGCAAAGTGATAAACGGAAGAATGGCTTAGGAGAATTATGAAAGATTTAGTTAAGTTAAAAGGTTATATTCAAGCAAAGATTAAGTACAAAGATACTGGAAAGATTGAAACAATCCAATTTAAGAATACCATTCTTGATAGTGGTAAAATGTATTTAGCTAAATGCCTGCTAGAGGAATTTCCAAAGCTTAGCATTAAGTACATGATTTTTGGCGACGGTGGCACTAACAATGGACAACCAAGGGAAATTTCACCTATGCAGGAGTCCCTTTTTGGTGTTACCAGAATAAAGAAAACAGTGGTATCACAGGTTGATCCTGATATGCCCAAGCAGATCATTTTCAGCGTTGTAATCGGAGAAGAAGAAGGCAACGGATTTTCTTTGAATGAAATGGCATTAGTGTTATCTGATGATACACTTTTTAATCTTTCAACCTTTTCAGATTTAAATAAGACTGACCAGATGGAAATTGCATGGAGTTGGTTCGTTTGCTTTGCTTAAATATTAGCTGTTGGTTTACAATCAATGACCAGTCCACAGTTTCAAAAGCTTTAAGGTCTTTGCATCAGTAATCTATGAATACTTTATATAAATATAAACCTTTAAAGTTCGGGTTCATAGTTCTTTGCCCGAATATTAATATAGGTCATTTAAAAAATACTATTAGCTCTATAGACATTTACTATCCAGAAGCTAAAGCGGTAGTTATTGTGCCTAGCGGTTGTAAGAAAGAAGATTTAGATGATATATCAAAAATCAAAAAAACTTACAGTGGTGGCAAGACCGTAGCTTCCATGATTAATAAAGGGGTAGAAAATAGTTTGTGTCCTGAATGGAACTTCATACTGTTCGCTAGAGGTTGGGTTCGAAATAGAATAGATATCAAGTATTCTTATTTTGTAGAGAATGAAAAAGACATTTTGTTTCCCATCATCAGTAAAAACCTCACTTTTATGGCCTCAGACATCAACGGACTACTTGTTCATAAAAAGACCTTTGAAGACATTGGCGACTTCCCCGACATGGACTCATTAGACTCCAGCAAGTTAATTTGGGCGAATAAGGCGATTGAAAAGAATTGTAGGTTTAAGGGTATTGTAGGAGCTAAGCCCTTTTAAACCAGTCCATATATAAAATGCCATCGGTTATTATCTTTATGTTTGCCGTCATTCACTTCTTCCAAATAAAGGTATAAATCTTCCCAACAACCAAACATGCATTCGTGGGGTACTATACCATAATACCAAAAAGGTAGATATTCTTTTGGGCGGTTACAAACAAGCAAAGTTGGTTTTTTAGAATTAACGGAATTTATTATTTCATGACATGATCCTGTAGTTGGAACAGCATAAGGCAAATAAGCAATTAAAAAATCTGATCTGTCTAGAAGGCAGAGGTCTTTTCTAACAAAATTTTTTGCTACTTTTCTAATTGTTTTATAATCGGCTTCTTCTCTTGCTTTTTTAAGTACAGATGTCCATTGTTGTTTTGGATCATCAAATGGATCAAACACATGTAATCCAAATCTGTTTGTAAGATTTTTTTTTGGCTCTATGCGCCAGTTTGGTCCATCGCCAAACTCAATAGCTCCAGATAAATATACTCTAAAATTTTTAAGAATAGACATTATCAAGTCTCCTGCTGAATACCTTGTATGTCATAGGTTCAGCAATATCGTGTTTAATTAAATTTATAAACTTTTGACGACAATGATTGGACACAATGATATACCGATACCCATTATATACGGCTATTCTTGTGTCTATTTCAAATTTACCATAAAACCATTTTTTAATCAAGGCATGTTCTGATTCTGAAAAACAACAAGTGCAAATTCTTAATGATAGTCCTTCATTGCAATTACATCCGTCATCCATAAACCAAACCGCCACTGATAAGGGCGTCAATTTGTTCAAAATTTTTTCAGTGATTATTTTAACATTGCTAAGATAAAACTCATTGCGTAAATTTGTAAAAAAAGGATGATAAAAAGTAGAAAAACTCCATCGCCCATTTTTTGTTTTAATTGGGTTCTTAATACATAAAGATTTTAGTTCATTAAATTTCCAAAATAAATATTTCTTTTGTTTTAAGCCGTGTAATAATCTTAAAGATTTATTTACAGAACATTTCTCATTGGTAATTGAACCATCTCCTAACATGGTGCCGTATATTATTTCTATTTGTCTTTCTGTGGGTTGACAAACATGCCTTTCAAAACGATTAATCGCTGCAATGCCATACTTTTTTCGTGTTATAAAAACTCTGCCAAGAGTAATATTATATATTTTAGCGATCTCTTCATCAGTTTTAAGTTCTTTACAATACAGTCTAACTAAATCATCTTTTGAAATCGTACTACGATTAGATTTTATTTCCAATCTTTTTCTAGCATTAAATACACTTTTCCAGCCGACGTTTAATAAACTTGCTATCTGTTGGTCTGTTTTGTGCTGATTGTAATACAAGTGTTCTAATTCACTTTTGTTCAAAGTTATTTTTATTTTACCCATGTGACTATGATAGTGTGACAGATTTGTTTATATGATATATTACTAACCAGGAGACAATAAATGTCAAGTAATCATGAACTTTTTGAGAAAATTGATAAGGTGTTGGAAAATGCACCTGAAAATAGACACAGTTATTACCAGCTAAAATACCTAGTGCTGGGTAAAGAGCCTACCACACAAGCCCAATTATGGCAATGCCTGCGGGAATTACAGTCTCGTAGAGACACCATCGAGACAATAAAACTTCAGGTTGAAGACAGTAAAGATGAAATCGAATTAATGAAAATCGACCATGAGAAGTTCTACGCAAATGATGATGTAACATATCAAAATGCTAAAATGGGTGATATCTGCAAGCGTGAAAAGACCATTAAACACAGAAGATTAAAAAGAAAAGAAGAATCCATTTTGAAGAATATAAATAAGCTTGAGAAAAAATTGCAATTTGAAATTCAAGAGGCGCAATTCTTTCTCCAGGCGTTTGATAGTTTACAGAAAGTAGAGCAATTAAAAGATTATGATGACTATGACGCTCAAAAAGAATTGTGGGAAGCCAAGATTACAGAGGAATTAAATCTTAGGATTTTAACCAGACAGCCACTGCCGCCTGATTTACTTAAAACGGCTTTGTCTCTACATAAGGAGTCTGCAATTAAAGAGCAGGTAGTGACATTCTTGGAAAACCGTAAGTTAGAGTACGAAAAGGAGAATAATGCAAGACAACAAGTTGACCATAAACAAAGCATCTGAAGCTGGGCAGTTATCCGTATTTCCCAAGGCTAAAGACACTCCTTTCAACCTACATTATGCTACTAATAAAGCTCAAGATACACTCAAGCACACATTAACAAACAATGGGAAATATATAGTTTTAAACGATGCTAGCAGTTTCCCCCAAAGCGGCATAATCAAGATTACTTCAGCCACATCTGACAACTTATTAACTACTAACGAGGTTATTTTCTACGGCAGGAAAGTTGGCGATCAACTGCATTTACTCCATCGGGGTTATAGTGGCACAACTGCACATAATTGGCCTTCGGGGAGCAAAGCAACATGCCCGCTGATGGCGGAACACCACAATGTAATCAAAGACGCAATATTAAAAATACAAAAGAAGATTGGCCTAAAAGAAAGTCCAGCCGATGATTCTATCAACGGGATTTTGAATTATTTGGAGAATAAGTGGTTGGCACCGAAACCAGTTTTTAGGAGTTATCCAAGAATGGGTGCCTCCCCATTAATTGTAACTTTCCATAATTTTTCTACTGGCTACGGCGGCAGATATTTATGGGACTTTGGAGATGGAGAAACAAGTGGCGAACAACATCCAATCCACACTTACATGGCAGAAGGAAAATATACGGTCAGATTAACAATGACTTCTGTAAATAATGGTCAAGGTTTAGCGGAGAAGCCTGACTATATAGAAGTAAATAATGAACAACTCCCTTCTTTCTTTTATGTCACCCCACTTCAGGGGCCAGCAAGCACAGAATTCACGTTAGTAGATCAAAGTGACGGTAATATAGTTGAAAGGCATTGGTTCTTTGGGGATGGCACTGATGTTACTATCTCTAACCCTAATTTACATGGTGTTACTCATAAATATGTCAAATCAGGAATTTATCAACCATCACTAATTGTGAGATTAGCGGACAACAAAATTAAGAAGGTAATATTACCAGAAGGAATAGAAGTTTTATGATACCCCAGGGCAGTAATTATCCAGAAGCTTTAGACACAAACGATAATCTTTATCAAGTTCAAGATGCATTACGAGTGCCACTAGGATTTGACTATTATCCTGGTAGTGTCAGTATTCTAGCCGATGGTGATTTAAGTAGATTCCCGACAACAGGGATTATTACTCTTGTTGAACAACAAAGCTCCCCCAAAGAACGAGCGATATCTTTATACTACGGATCAAGGACCAATCGAGAATTCAATGATCTGGAATTGTTGCCAGATTCTATTGATGTTCTAAAACCTAAAAAGATCACGATGATAACCTTACAGGCGATGGCAAATCATCGTGAAGCCCTAAAGGATGCAATCCTGACTATTGAGAAATTTTTGGGCACCAAACATCAAATGGAAACAGAGCCGCGTGGCAATACAATCTTTGGCAGACTAAATTTCCTTAAAAAAATCCTGTTTTCACCTAAAGCCTGGTTTGAAGCGAATCGCACTATAGGGGCTGCGCCATTCACAACTAAGTTTGTCTTTACTGGTTCTGGTAATTATGGCCCTGTTGGACAAGTAATTTATGATTGGAACTTCAACGACGAGACTATATCCACAGTCGAACCAGAAGTTGAAAAAACATTCCTTAGCCCTGGTGAGTACACAGTTTCCTTAACCGTAAAGAACTACTATGGTGAAGACACAGTGACCTTCCACAATATGGTTAAAATTAAAGGGCAAGCGCCAGAAGAAGCTACCGTTAAGTTCTTGCCTTTTCAGAATCAGATATACATGGATGATATTATACCAAAGATTAGAACACCAATTAATCAACCAGTTTTGATCGAAGTCCCACAGAAGACAATGGAAAATAAAAAGACTTTCGCGGGCGAACTAATTGATCCAAGAACAAATAAAGCAGCGGATTCAGTTACAAACTACACCTGGAGTCTCCATGATGACTTACCACACACCAATACTCACAAAACTAAAGCACTTTACACTGTGGGTGGCTTTTACGATCTAGTATTAAGAACAGATACATCGCAAGGAGCTTATAGAATAACGACTTACGAAAACTGTATTGATGTGGTTGAGCCTACTAATCTCTGGATATGGGTAAATGAAAACAAACAAAGAGTCAGGTCTTATGAATTTGGCTTGGTTGGTGAGACTTTGAAAACTTCTAGTAACACATACGCTTTAAGAGCCAATGACAAATTCCTCGAAGGAAATGAGAGACAAAAATTCGAATTCTGGAGAAATAATGGTTTTGCTAAGAAGACTCCGCTCAGATCAGGGGAAGGTGGAGAGGGCTTGTTGTTTTGGGCTAGCGGCAGGACTCCAGAAGATTCTACATCTGCTGAACAAATATACTTTACTACTTACAATGGGTTCTCGGACTATTACAAAGTAGAGCATTCAGTTGCAAGACCTTGGAATTGGGCTGCATTGGTAGCAGAAAAAGATGTCTATTTCATTTATGGGACACCAACAGAAGAACCACTTCCTACTGTCTCTTTAACCAATACGTCGAAAGTAACCTATAATATCGGCAGTGGCATAACATCAAATGACTCAATAGAATATAAGAACTATAAAAACGGGGCACATGATCTCACCGTCAATCATGGAGTTTTTACATCAACCTATCAAACACCGCATGGACACTATTCTGCTTATAGAACTACTTGGAAAGATAATATTGGCTATATATTAAAGAATTCCAGCCTTGGTGAATACTTCGATTTCCAAAGTTTTTATAAGACAGAAGGTACGCTTGGATCACCTTTTAACAATATCGTAAAACTACCTGACATGCCTGGAGATAGTAATAAAGAGGGTTCTTTAGTAGCTTTGAACAATGGTGTTTATTTCTTTAACAACCACGGCAACACTTATTGTTTTAATACTACAAGTGGTGCATGGGAATCAGTAAATTCTCATAATAAAATTGCAAGGAGTGAATTAAATAGTTTATTGGCCGCTTCAGATTTGGAATCAAAGGCATATGTAAATATAGAAGACACATCTTTCTTCAAGTTTAATGAAATAGACATGTCCTACGTCACATTTAATCATGGATCGCTAAATAAGCAATGGTTAATGTCAATTTTTTGATATATAGTATAAAGGAGTAAGGTGGCAATAGGGATACCGAAACCAGTATATCCATTAGCGATAGATTCGGACTACACGCTGTTTAGAGTTAAAAACAGCACACAGGCCACATTGTCTAAAGATTTAGAAAAAACCAGCGAAATAATAGAAATTACTCCGCAAGACGCCAATGCTACAGAGATATGGTCTGAAAACGGTTTTGTTACTATTGTTGATGAATTGATATACTATGATGCAGTAGAGCTAGATGAGAACGCCAAAGTAAACCAGCTTAAAGATTGTATTCGTGGAGTAGAAGGACAACCAGACTTTTACCATTTGGGCACCCCTATAGCATCAAACGTAGTTGCACAAACTCACAATCAATTAGTTGATGCGATCATGGCGATTGAAGAAGCTATAGGCGACATTGGCGATGTTTTGAAAATAGGGCCACAGCTTAAAGAACAACAAACCGTTAGAAAAAACCTGCTATCACCAGCCAAGACACAAGCTCTTTCAATGGCTGCTGCTCCTGACGCCTTGTTTGCAGCCCCACTCAATGCGTCTCTATCATCAATGGTGGGTTGTTGCCCGCAAGTGGGCGATGATGCTTGTCCAGATGTTGAATTTGAATTTAATATGGCAGGCACCCTTGGGGAATTTTGCATTAGAATCTTCGGAAATTATAATTCCTTTGAACTTGATTTTGGTGATGGAACTAAAGAAAATACACAACTATCGGGTGTCCACCAATATGCAGGCTCTGGACCCTTCAATCCAACGGTAACAGTCTGTGCGCCGAATTGTTGCATTGTCCAAATGCCAACACCACCTAATGAATTTTGTTGTGGCGTTAATTTACCAAATCCATCGGTGCCATTTGTTGTCTATATACCTGATATACCAGCATTCCCGCAATTTATAGCTCCAAAGCAGATTTGCCCTGGACCGTTATTCAATCTGCCGCCAATTTTATTTCCAGAGGTCAATTTATGCCCTTCTGGTATACCTTCTGTTGCGTCCTGCTGCCCAAGCCTAATTGTTTCAATAATTGAGGTGTGTAAAACTCCTCAAATCATCCAAATTGTCAGTCCTTGTAAAATCAGCGTTATTTCCTTGGATGGTTGTCACATCCCTAGCGTTATTTCGCTAATTGGATGCTGTATGCCTAGTGTCGTCTCTTTCGACGTGGTTGTAGACTTAAGTATAGAACCTATTTGCTTCTGCGAACCACCAAGCTTCAACGTAATTAGCTTTGCGCCATTCCCAAACATTGAAAGAGTATCTTTTGATATAGTAGTAGACTTAAGTATAGAGCCTGTTTGCTTCTGCGAACCACCAAGCTTTAAATGTATTAGTTTCTGCGATGTGCCAAGCTTTGATGTAATTAGCTTCGCTCCGTTCCCAAACATTGGAAGGGTGTCTTTTGACGTAGATATTAATTTAAGTATAGAACCAGTTCGCTTCTGTGAACCACCAAACTTTAATTGTATTAGTTTCTGTGATGTTCCAAGCTTTCAATGTATTAGTTTCTGTGATGTTCCAAACTTTAATTGTATTAGTTTCTGCGAAGTGCCAAAATTTGATGTAATTAGCTTCGCTCCGTTCCCAAACATTGGAAGGGTGTCTTTTGACGTAGATATTAATTTAAGCCTAGAGCCAGTTCGCTTCTGCCAACCACCAAGCTTTCAATGCATTAGTTTCTGTGAAGTGCCAAGCTTTCAATGTATTAGTTTCTGCACACCGCCAAACTTTGACGTAATTAGTTTTGCACCATTCCCAAACATTGAAAGGGTATCATTTGATATAGTGGTAGATTTAAGCATAGAGCCAGTTTGCTTCTGTGAACCACCAAGCTTTGATGTAATTAGTTTTGCTCCATTCCCAAGTATAGAAAGAGTATCATTTGACGTAGTTGTAGACTTGAGCATAGAACCTATTTGCTTCTGCGAACCACCAAGTTTTGCGCCAATTGGCATATCAGTAGATTTATCATTTGAGCCTGTTTGTTTCTGCGAACCACCAAGCTTCGATGTAATTAGCTTTGCGCCATTCCCAAACATTGAAAGAGTGTCTTTTGACGTAGATATTAATTTAAGCCTAGAGCCTGTTTGTTTCTGCGAACCACCAAGCTTCGATGTAATTAGCTTTGCGCCATTTCCAAGTATAGAAAGAGTATCATTTAACGTAGTTGTAGATTTGAGTATAGACCCTGTTTGCTTCTGTGAACCACCAAATTTTAATTGTATTAGTTTCTGTCCACTGCCAATATTTAATTGTATAAGCTTCTGTGCATTCCCAAGTATTGGTCCAGTTCACTTTGACGTAGATATTAATTTAAGCATAGAACCAGTTCGCTTTTGTGAACCACCAAACTTTCAATGCATTAGTTTCTGCAATGTTCCAAACTTTAATGTAATTAGTTTTGCACCATTCCCAAGTATTGGTCCAGTTCACTTTGACGTAGATATTAATTTAAGCCTAGAGCCAGTTCGCTTCTGCCAACCACCAAGCTTTCAATGTATTAGTTTCTGCAATGTTCCAAACTTTGATGTAATTAGTTTTGCACCATTCCCAAATATTGGAAGGGTGTCTTTTGACGTAGATATTAATTTAAGCCTAGAGCCAGTTCGCTTCTGCCAACCACCAAGCTTTCAATGCATTAGTTTCTGTGAAGTGCCAAGCTTTCAATGTATTAGTTTCTGCACACCGCCAAACTTTGACGTAATTAGCTTTGCGCCATTCCCAAACATTGAAAGGGTGTCATTTGACGTAGTGGTAGATTTAAGCATAGAGCCAGTTTGCTTCTGTGAACCACCAAGTTTTAATGTAATTAGTTTTGCACCATTCCCAAGTATAGAAAGAGTATTATTTGACGTAGTTGTAGATTTGAGTATAGAACCTGTTTGCTTCTGTGAACCACCAAGTTTTGCGCCAATTGGCATATCAGTAGATTTAACATTTGAGCCTATTTGCTTCTGCCAACCACCAAGTTTTGCGCCAATTGGCATATCAGTAGATTTAACATTTGAGCCTATTTGCTTCTGCCAACCACCAAACTTTAATTGTATTAGTTTCTGTCCACCGCCAATATTTAATTGTATAAGCTTCTGTGCATTCCCAAGTATTGGTCCAGTTCACTTTGACGTAGATATTAATTTAAGCCTAGAGCCAGTTCGCTTTTGTGAACCACCAAGTTTTGCGTGCATTAATTTCTGCAATGTTCCAAACTTTAATTGTATAAGCTTCTGTGCATTCCCAAGTATTGGTCCAGTTCACTTTGACGTAGATATTAATTTAAGCCTAGAGCCAGTTCGCTTTTGTGAACCACCAAGCTTTAATTGTATTAGTTTCTGCAATGTTCCAAGCTTCGACACATGCATTAGTTTCTGTCCACCACCGACATTCCCGTGCATTGGTTTCTGTCCACCACCGACATTCCCGTGCATTGGTTTCTGTCCACTACCGACATTCCCGTGCATTAACTTCTGTCCACTACCGACATTCCCGTGCATTAGTTTCTGTCCACCACCGACTATTATTGTAGATTGGGGGACACCACCTGTTGTACTTGTTAGTATTATATGCCCAGAGACTACCCCTCCTGTTCCATTTGCGATGAGGGGAGGCTTCCAGGTCGGGCCAACGATGAGTCCACCTGATGAAGAAGACAGTAATAGCATTCCAATCACCTTGAATGAGTTATTGCCTTCGGAGATCAAATTGATTGTTCCGAAGATCGACAATATTAAAGTGATGCATGATATTCCAAAAGAAATTTTCTTGCGGGGTAATCTGCCAGAAGAAATTAGAATAATTGGGCCAAGTCAACCAATACCAGACGCCATTATTATTCGAGGTGATATTCCGAAGAGTATTGAACTCATTCATAGTTTTCCAGACAGGATTAAACTTGATGCTACTGATATTCCTCGCAAAATTTTGGTCGAGCCTGCACCTAATTTCCCAAGTGTTCTTAAACTGGAAATAACAGGGATGCCGCAGACTCTACAGGTTACGGGCATACCAAAAACCATCGAAATTATTGAAAATATTCCAAGAACTATTCAATTAGTGATGCCTGAGAATCCAGAAGTAATAATGAAGTGGAACGGTATTCCAGTAGAATTAAAACCAAGTCCAGATTTAGAAAAATTGTTAGCTAACTTAGTTATTCCGCAGAGATAAACATGACAATTAAAAAACACATAAACAAGAATGAATATTGCTTGTCAAAGTCTGGCCATTGGGTTAGAAACTTTTCTAATCAATTTGTTAAACCAATTGATATTAATGATATCACACCATTAGAAGATATAAAGTTGATACTTGAAAATGAATTCAAGAACAGTATAAAAAGATATCAAATTATGGAGGATACGATACATGAGAAGGCAGTAATTATTGGGGACGGTTACGGGTTTGAGGAAAGTGTTAAAGCAATCGAAGACCTTCCGCCTGAAGTCATGGTAATCGGAGTGAATAAAGCCTTTGCCAAATGGACAAGCCAAAGGCGGCTCAATTACTATGTAGTAAATAATCCATATCAGGATTGTTTATACTATTATCCACAAATTATAACATCATGGCCAACATGCATTGCATCAATAAGAACCAACGCTCATTTCTTGGAAATATATAAAGGTTTATTATATATTTACTCTCCTGTGAGTGGGGAGATATACAGCGGGCCACATGACGAAAAAACTTACTTTGTTGATGATTATAGAAACTCTATTTGTGCTGCAATTGGGTTGTGTCACAAATTTAAAGTTAGAAAATTAATGATGATGTCCACACTGGAAATGTATAAAGAGGAACGATCTGGAACGGTGTCTGTCAAGGATGGATTGTGGACTTATCCACAACAGAAAATAGCACATGACTTAATCGACGCCAATCTTTATTGGATGCAAAAGGCAAAAATTGATGTAGGCTACACTAACTCAGGTCTAGATTATGAGTTTGCTACATATATAAATCTAGCTGATTTGAAAAGGTTTTTTAATGGATAAAAATAGTAGGAAGGAACCTAATTTTTCACTAAATGATTTTAGAAAGTGGATGGGCAAACAAAAATTTGAATCTCGTAAACCAAAGTACCGAGGCTGCATTGTCGAGTCTAAACTAAGCTTGAAAAGGCTGGTAAGCAAGATGGACGTGGACCAAGGTGAGCTTTACGAGATGGCCAAGGATTTCAAGCGTAGAGGTGGCACGATCCTTGAATGCGACAATGATAACATTCTGCTGGTAGAAGTTAGATCGGGCACATTTAGAATACCAAAGTTCTTCGTTAGTGTTCTTAACTCATACGGCGAATCATAGTCTTATTTTTATTTAACTTAACTGCCACTACTTTTGATAGTTCTGACGCAGAAAAGTTAATCAGGGGAGTATTTGTTGATGGGGGCGCATTGACACCCCTTTTGTGTAATTTATCTCGCAACTGTAAATAATCATCAGCACTTTCGAGCCAAGGTTCCCATTCCATGCGGTGGCTTTCAATCACCTTCTCCAAATCAGTCCGCTCTTGAGAAGACATCCCTAATACGCCCAAATCCGATAGCCTTGACGCCTGAAATTGATGTGTACTGATTACACTACCGATAACTTTAGCGTCTCCTTTATTCCTCTTGATGAGGTAAAGATACACTTTTCCCATATTTTTTCTCCAAAACAACCTTAAAGAAAATCTCTAACACCATTTTACTATGATAGTCAAAAGGTTCAAATTGCTTGAAGAAGCAATCAAAACTTTCATAAGCTAGTTTAGTTTTTTCTTGAGATTCTGTCATGACCATACCTTTCACTCAATATCTAGATATTAAAGACAAGTATTGCCTGGCTTATTTTGGTGATGACAAAGAATTACTTTCCAAAATGCTAGAAGCTAGGGAATATATCGAAAAAGAACTTAAAGGCTTAAAAATATTCATCGCCTGTAAGGATACATCAGTATTACAAGGCGAACGAAATATTATTTTTGAGTCAACTATGCCTTATTTTAAAGGCAAAATAGCTCATATGTGTAATTTGGAAAAAAAAGAAGACTTAAAATCGCTTTTAGATGAATCAAAAATACCAATTCCTAAAGATTTCTAACAAGAAATTAAACAACAATTATATATACATTCAGACAGACAGACCAGACTAAACAAGGAGTCAGTTTAATGAGTGTTTTTAAGGTACATTTAAATTACCCAGGCAAACAGGGTTATCTAGATTTTAACCCAGCAACAGCAAGCCCAGGCTTTTTAGGCAATCAGATGCAGCCTTCGAAGCAGCGCACTATGTTTTGCGCTGGCCCGAACAGAATTTATCGGGAATTATTCGACGGTCAGGTATTCACGGATTGCAACTATTGGAAGCGTTTTGCTTTCCCACAGGTTCCCCAGGAAACTGCTTTCATCGAAGTCCTAACAGATGACGGAAGTATTTACTCGGATATCCCAGGCGAAAACACCTTCCCAAAGGTTTTCTATCCATATTCAGTTCTTGCAGCCGATACATTTGCAACCAATTTTATCGACATTGTTGGAACTTATGGTGCAGCAGCAACATTCGTTCAGATTACCAACTTAGGCACTATTGCTAACCAGGACATTACTGTTCAGCTTAACGGCGACGTTTCAGCAGTTATGTTACTAGCAAACGGCGATACACAGGTTTTCAATGCTGGTGACTTGGCAGTAACCAAGCTAGCATTTGACGGTGGCGTAGCAACAACCACACTACAGATCGTTCTATCCCTAACAGTTCAGTGCAACAGCTAATAGGATTTAATCCGAAAAATAAGCCACCTAATTAGGTGGCTTATTTTTTTTACTATATTAGTTCATGATACTAGGATTAAAAAAGAAACCAAAGCCAGTAGAAAATACCTTGCGAAGCTTCTATGACAAACGCAATAAAATACTACTTATTCGTGACGCAAGGGGCATTGGTGACATTTTGAATTGCAGGATGTTATTCAAAAATTTCAAAGATCAATGCCCTGATTTACACCTGACATTCGCTTGCTTCCCTCAATACGCGGAATTGGTGCAAGACCACCCTTATCTGGATGCCGTCATTGCTATTAAAGACATAAACAAAAACGACTACATGACTTCGTATGATATCAGCAAATGCTGTATTCAGTATGAATCCAAGGAAATGAGCAGGAACGTCAAGCATCGAGCAGAAATATGGGCAGATTTTTGCGGCATTAAGCTGGAAGATCACAACATGCATTTACCATATATCAGCAAAGAAAAAATGCTCGAAGGAAGATCGGTAATAAACAATCTAACCAAGAAAAAGAGCGTATTTTTCTCACCGTTGGCATTCGAAAATCTAAGGTCTTTGCCCGCCGACCTAATAAAAGAGACGGTAAAGCTACTCAGAAACAAAGGGCTATTTGTTTATTCGGCACATAATGCTCCTTTAGAGCAATTGTCCAGCTTGGGAGTTCCTGTGTTGATAGGCAAGTCAGTATCGGATTGGATGAGTTTTATTCATGCGGCGGATTACGTTGTAACGGTAGATACTTCGAATTTCCATTATGCGGGAGCTATTGGCAAGCCAATGACAGGTATTTTTACACACGTTGACGGAAAATTAAGGGGTAAATTTTACGACTTTATCCTGGTGCAGCATCATAGAAATAATGGGAATTGGCCTTGCGGTGGCCCTTGTTATAATTATTTATATTGTTCACATCCTAACTGTGTCGAACCAATTATTGGTCCGAATAACCAAAGAACGCCATTAGGATTACGTCCATGTTTAACAGAATTAACTATAGAAATGATTCAAGAAGGTATTAACTCTATGTTGAAGAAATGGCCTTTGCAATTAAGCATGGATTAATGTTTTTTTTATTACAAAATTCTTTGACTAATGACGCTAGAGAATTAACAAAAACCTCTTCTGAAATTACTTGGTGTAAAAGACAATTAAATTTTTTACCAATTTGTCTATTTTCAATATCCCCCCTCCTTGCAGAGTTGTCAGACTGGGGGATTATTCTTAGATTTGATAATTCATAATTACCTTCAGAATCCATACGGTCAACACTAGGACGAACACCAGGGTTATCTTGCATAAATTTAGTTATTTCTGGAACCGCCCACTCCATAAATTCAGGACGAATAATTTTAAGTTTTACATTTTTATAACTAGGATATACTTCTTCATTACTTGTCCTTCTTACCATTCCCCGCCATGCTGTTGCTGCTTTGCCATACGGCGTTGAATTTATTTTTTTTGCGCGTTTCCTTTTAGACGCTTTGCCATTTTCAGTTCTAACGTAATTTCTAACATCTTGCAAAAGACATATTTTACACCTACTTGTTTTACCATCACCAGCACGCTTGTCAGTAAAAAATTCATTTAAATTTTTACTTATTTTACATTTGGTACATTTTTTCATAATATGAAGTATATACGCAATTTCAAAAACTGTCAATATCTAAAATTGGCATTTTGAAATTTTTATTTTAAAAATTAACTATATAATTAGTTATGGGAGATTTAATAAGGCCCACTAAAATTCGTGTGGTAACTAGAGAAGGAGAATGTCAGTTAAATATAACAATAGACCTGAACATTAACCTGAATACTGGTACTGTCGATTTACAATCCGCTCAAGCCAACAAAATAGAGAAACCAATAGAAGATGAAGATAAGACAGTTTGGGCCATACCGACTTTCAAATCAGAAGACAAAGTAAAGTTTGGTAAAAGAAAAGAACAGGAGTAAGATTCCCAAATAATTTCAGTTTTGGTAAAATGAAAGAAAAGGAGTGAAAAATGATAGGAATATACGGCATTAAAAACAAGGTAAATCTGAAAACTTATGTTGGACAAAGCATTACAATACCATATCGTTTTACAATTCATCAAAAACATCTAATGGAAAACCGCCACTTTAATTCATGTTTGCAAGAAGAGTTCAATCAATTTGGAATAAATAATTTTGATTTCTTGGTTTTAGAAAAATGTCAGGATGATCTTCTTGATGAAAAAGAAAAGCAATGGATAAAGGAATTAAGAGAAACAACTGGCGTATATAACGTAAGAGCAGGAGGAGAGAATTTAAGGGGAAACAATAACCCATTTTTTGGTAAGAAACACACAGATGAGGCTAAGAATAAAATGTCCGTAAGTAAATCAAAAATGTATGTCGGCTCAAATAATCCAAACTATGGAAAACAACAAACGCATAGCACAAAATTAAAAATGGCAATAAATAATAGTGGCACAAAATTAAATCCTGATAAGGTTCTAGAAATTAAAAATTGTTTACTTGCTGGAGAAGACCATTTATTCATAGCAAATAAATACAAAATAAGTAGAACTGTAATTACCAGAATTTCTAACGGCACAAGATGGAGTAATATAACTGGAGGACCAGTTATGCCAGTTGTTTACAATGATGCTGGAATAAGACAATTATCCACCACTCATAAAATGAGAATAGGGAAATCTCATCAAGGAATGAAATACAAAAGAAAGGTGGTAATATAAATGCCATGTGGTTTTGATGCTGGAACCTACAATCTTGTGTGCTGCACAAGGGATGACAAGAAAAACTTCGTTTACGACCGAGAAGTAAATGCATTCTTGGAAATACCACTAGAAGATCGTTTGGTTTTCCAAATGATGAAAACAGTCGGTGTGCCGTTAATCGAAAGAGAAAAGACAAAGAAAGCTTATGCTCTTGGCGAGAAAGCGGTTCGCATGGCTTATACATTGGCGCAACTGGAACTTAAACGACCAATGCGAGACGGCTGTGTAAATTCAAAAGAAAAAGAAGCTTACGAAGTCATGAGTATTATGATTCATAGCTTGTTAGAAGGCAACGTTAATAGTCCCAATGACGTGCTTTATTACAGCGTGCCAGCTAACGCAATTAACGAAGAAACTGACACTGAATTCCACACAAAAGTCTTGGAGTCTATCTTTATGGCTTATGAATCCGACAACAAATACAAGGTAAAAGCTTTACCAATTAACGAAGGCTTAGCTCTTGTTTATGCAGAACTCAAAGCTGACAACTACACGGGTATTGGTATTTCTTTCGGAGCAGGCATGGTTAATCTATGCTTCTCTATGTTCGGTGTTCCTGTATTCACATTTGCAATCGTCAATAGTGGTGACTGGATTGACAAAATGGCAGCAAAGGCCACTGGCGAAAGTACCACCTTCATAAACCAAGAAAAAACTAAAATCAATCTAAACGTTGAGCCAACCAACTTGGTTGAGCGCGCTATTCAGACTCAATATAGAATCATGATCGAAAAGACCGTTAATGTCATTAAGAAAGGTTTAAGTGAAGTGGGCAAGAAGGCACGCTCAGACATGCCTGTTAATATTGTCATAGCGGGCGGCACCTCTTTGCCAATAGGATTTGATACGTTGTTTAGAGATATAATTAAGCAGGCAGAACTTCCAATCCAGATTGGGACTATTGTAAGACCAGATGATCCATTATTTAGCGTTGCCAGGGGATGCTTGGTAGCAGCGGAGAATTCTTTGCAATGATTATTTCTTTTTCATTAAATCGGTGGTGCTTTGTGGGTAATTCTTCTCAACATGTTTAGTTAATAAGTGTTTAGCAGCAAGGTATGCAGGTAATATTGCCGCTGGACCGCCGATAGTACCACCTGCAAGACCACCTAGTATAGACCCACCCATAGGAATTGCTAACGACAATATCTTAGAGCCAATACCTTCACGGTTCTTTTCTTTCTTCTCTTTTTCCTCTAACCATGTTCTAAATTCCATGACTTATATATACTACAAATTAATTACTATGCTTAAAAATTATTCATTACTGTTGGTAAAAATTATTAAATATGACATATATAAAATGCAAACCCTTATAAGTGTTCAGGTTGTATGGAATGATTCCATTATATTTGGGCCTCGTTGCTAGACGAAGTAAGGCATTTTGTTAATTAGAAAGGTTAGAAAAATGAAAAATTATGATGATGATGTAGCAATACATCCAGAGCAAGAACCTGATGTGGTTGCCTTGAGTAACCAAAACGTTCAGGAAGTGAAAGACATTATTCGGAACGCTGAGAAAGCTGAAGAAGAATGGCGTAAGGAAAAACTTCAAGAAGCCTTGGATGACATCCAAGAAGCTTGTGGCAAAAAAGGAAAGGAACCTAAGCTTTTGTATGATGACGAATCCAGCGATTGTTGCTTACCTAACTTAAATGGAGCAAGACAAACGTTTGGTTTTCGCAAAGATGTGGATGAATTCGCTTTATGGCGAAGGTTAGCTAGTGTAAAAGCTGGCAGTAATATAGACCCGCAAGTTTTCTGTCCTACCAACGACTTAATGGAATACATTATTATTAAACTCAATAAGTCATTCCCTAATCTAAACCTGACTTGGAGCGAAGAATCTTGGAATCCATGCTTACAAATCAATGGTTGTTTAACAAAGATTAGCATGGAAAAAATAGCTCTGGCTTATCAAGGTTTGTTGAATGTTGCAGATGAATTAAATGTGCAACCCATAATCTGTAATATTATTGCTAAAAAACTTGAAGAGTTATTCATTTAAGTGTAAGTCCGTGGGTCTTGGAGTAATATCCAAGGCCCACATATTATAGAATCGAAAGGAATAGAATGGGCGTACAGAAATTAATTGGTGATCTAGGTGCAGCGGCGTATTACATGATGCATAAATATGAAGCTATTGGAAAAAAGGGTAAGAATATAGTATTTGAAATTGATGACAAAGATATAGAAGAATTCGACAGATTATATAGGAAATACCTTAATAGTGAATTCCATCGCTTTGATTCTTGTTTAATGTCCTTGAAAAAACTGCCCGAAACTAACTAAATATTGGCATGAATAAGTGGCTAAGAATTAAGAATCATATATATCAGGAAAAGCTAGATGAAGTTAATGGTTTATTTAACAAAGTCAAAAACAACATTAATGATGGGAAAATCCTTCGTAGTGAATGGCTGACTCCTCTGGAAAGCTGGACTCGTAGCCAAATTAAAGGAAATAGCTCTTTGAGGCTATCTCTTCATGAATTTGCTGATTTGAGTAAAATAGTAGACGACATTGATAGTATCTTTGCTCAAAATGCAGGTAGCGAAAATCAGGTAATCAATGAAGGGCAAAGTGTTTTCACAAACAATTATAAAAGATTTTTAGAGTCCAAAAACAATGATCTTAAACTAGAAGTATCAGCTGAATTAATTGAAGAGAAACAATTCCCTTTAGAAATATTCGTAGAATGGTATGAAGTAGCTTGTACGCTGCCATCAGAACAATTCAATGAAGAACTAGGAAGTTTTTGGGGCGATGTTTGGAAAAATGCTGCTATTGGCGGCGGTTATGGTGGTTTGGCTGGCACTGCCGCTGGGGGCATCCCAGGCACCTTCGCAGGGACGGGTATTGGCGGCTTAGCTGGCGGATTATATGGCGGTGCATCCAATTTACTTAAACGAGTCTGGCATTACCGACAAACACAACGTAATTTCGAGCAAACAAAACAGAAAGCTGTAGAAGCCCTAAAGAAACTTAAGGAACTATCTCAGAGTTTTGAAATGCATCCTAATTTCATTAAGTCTTTAGATAGCATGATTGACCAGCTAGGATCGTCTAGGGCTTATCGTATGGCTGGGGCACCTACAGACCCAAATGCTGGCAAACCAGTTAATCCTATGAAACAGCCCCACCCAGGTTGGGCTGAATTAGGCAAAAATTCTTCGCCAAGTGGACCTACTTCTACTATAGTTTCTCCACCAGTTGGTGCTTCTCCACCAGTTGGTGCTTCTCCACCAGTTGGTGCTTCTCCACCAGTTGGTGCTTCTCCACCAGTTGGTGCTTCTCCTACAGCTTCTCCACCAGTTGGTGCTTCTCCTACAGCTTCTCCACCAGTTGGTGCTTCTCCAGTAATACCGCCTGTATTGCCTGGTAGAAAGGCACCAGTTCTTAGTGATGAAGAACGTGCAGCAAGAAGCCAACGCATGAAAGATCGCTGGATAAAAAAGAAAAAAGAAAAGGAAGAAGAAGAAGAAAGACAAGCGGCTTTAGCAGCAGCAATAGAAGGAGGAACACCACCTCCAGCCGATGCACCTCCAGCCGATGCACCTCCAGCCGATGCACCTCCAGCCGAAGACACAGACGCAATTAGCGATGAAAAAGATTTTTTAAGACTTTACAATAAGATTAAGGATAATCCAACACAATTGGCAAGGCTGGGCAATACCCTTAACTCTTTAGGAGTTACTAAGCCAGGGAAAAATAAAGAACCAATAGTAAGGGGAATTCCTTTTGATGTTGACCATTTTAACCAACATTATAAAGATACTAAAGATAAGGACCAACATTATAAGGGTGGTCTTGCAAATCCTGAAGCCGCTCAAGAATCTATCGCAATAGCTAACACATACGCTCAGCATCTTGGCGCATCAATAAGTCCTGATGCATCACTAAGAACACCTGGCGCACCAAAAGAAACGCCACCTGTTGCTGGGGAAGAACCAGTTAAAAAAGAATTAAAATCAAATGAAGAAATGGAACAAATGAAGAGGGGAGAACTAGAGCAATACATCGCAGATATCGGCCTAAAGAAATTACTAGATGACGGTGTAATTGAAGATGTTGGTATGAAAAATGGCCCAAAGAGAAGTCAGGCTATTAAATTGTTGAGATTTAACATAGAACATCCTGATGAACCTACAGAATCTGCATTTGTTAGAATTGGTAAGATGTTCCGAGAGAATAACTTCCGTAGTAAACTAGAATCTTTGCCAATCGAAAAACGGGCACAATACCTAGTTACCGTGGTAAGAAGTTAACTACCTCGCTAATTCCCATGATATGATTGCATCCATCTTATAGTTCCGCTTTCAGAACGCATAAAAACACTATTGGTAATAGGACCAAATTCGCTGAAACGGCAGCCTTTCAGGAGGCTGCCGTCTGTTATTCCAGTCGCTGCAAAAACACAATGACCTACCACTAAATCATCTTGTTTATACACTTTATCATCTAACTTATTCCCATCTTTGTCACATAATTGTGCTTGAAAGCCGCCACCCAAGCATTTTACAGCACATGCAGTTAAAACCGCTTCGGGCGCACCACCCACGCCATAAAGCAAATCAATACCTCTATCTGGCAAGCAAGCTGCTATAGCGCCAGAAACATCACAATCCTGTATCAGCTTAATTCTGACGCCCATCTGCCTCATCCGTGCTATCACCTCAAGATGGCGTGACCTATCCAAAATACAAACCATTATATCAGTAATCTTTTTTCCATTAGCGAGAGATGCTAGTTGTATTGTTCGTTCAATAGGATCGTTAATATTGAGTTGGACAGTTTTGGCAATGGAAGCACCAAAAGCCAATTTATTCATGTAGAATTCCTCAGTCTGAAACATACATTTATTATCAGCCACGGCTATTACAGACATTGCTTCTGGACCTGATGTAACAGTAGGTCTAGTACCTTCAATTGGATCAACCGCAATATCTAAAGGCATCAGGTCGTTAAAAACTCTTAACACACCAACTTGTTCACCATGATATAATCCATATGATTTGTCTTTCTTGCCTTCACCGATAGCAATGGTGCCGCAAAATTCCATCTTGTTCAGTCGGCGTCTTATTGCTTCGGTTGCGGCTTTATCTGCTTCTAGTTTGTCACCGCTGCCTATCCAATGGGAAGCAGCGATTGCGGCATTTTCGGTAGCCCTAACTAAATCAAGACCTAATAGTTTCATTTCTTTTCCTCATTAAAAGCCTGTTTTGCTTTCTTGGCTATTTCAGCTAAAGCAGCAGGATTTACAAAAGATGTTTCTTGCACAAACTTTGGTGGAATAACATGTTTTGCAGCAGTCAATGGTTTTTCTTTTCGATATTCTTCAATTATTTTAGCATCTACAGGATTATCTTCAAAGAGCATTTGTTCTTCTGTAATCGAAACAACGTAAGAGTAGAGGATAAAGGTTCTAGACTTGGTTGCGAGGTGTAACAACCATAAACCTTTTTCGTCAATAATCTCAAGGATGCCAGAAAAGTAATCTGCCATCGCTTCTTCTTTAAATCGAAAATTAATTTGAACGGTAGTAATCGTAACCGCTTTGCCTACGAAATATTTAAAGTATTCTTTCATAAAATAATATAGTGACTATAAATATTTATTATGCCAGGACCAGATCACAAAGCCTACAAAGGTTGGCGGGGAACTATAAGAGCCGCTTTAACTCACCATCCAGAGAAATTCAGTAAAGAAGCTTGTAAGGAAAAAGGCACAGGCAAATTGTGCCCTTATGCCATCTTTACAAAGAAGAAAAAAGAAGGTGACACTCCGCATTATAAAGAACAACCGCATACTACTTCTGGCACACCTAAAAAGAAGGCAGAATTCAAGGATGAAGATAAAAAGGAAGGAACCTTCACCAACTATGTAGCACAAAGAGATTTGATGGAAGGTAAAAAGAAGAAAAAAAGAATGTCAATTGATTTAGGTGGTGGAATGTCGATTGGTTCATTAAACGCTGGTATAAGTATGCCTTAAAAGAGATTCAATAAACGAAGCCAATGATTACAATAGTTGTACCAGTAATTAAAATTAGTATCATTTTTCCCAAATTGCATTGTTTCTAGTGTCATGATTTATTCAATAAAAGAGTTAGTGTCGTGAAATCATCGAACGGTTTTTCATGCTCTTGTATCCAAGCCTTAATAATTTCCTGATTGAACTTTACAAACATTTTGTTCCAATCTTTCAATCCCACTGGGGGGCGCACAAAAGTAATTTCCGTAATTTGATTCTCAAGCAATTTTTTACCCATTTCAAGGACGCCAGCAAACCCAGCTTCATCTTCATCAAGTGCCAAACATACCTTGTAATCCCTGATGTATTCAATTTGTTTATCACTTAGAGATTTGCCGCCGCAAGCCATGCCAGAGAACCCGCAGATTTTAAGGGTGATAGCATCAAGTTCACCCTCAGTAAGATAGATTTTAGAACCTTTCTCTGGCCATACGGAAGCAAAAATTACGTCACCTTTACCCACACCTATATTCTTGTCAGGCCCAAGATAACGTAGACCCTTATCGACCATATTCCTGCCATTAAAATAAATCAACTTACCTTTGGCATCGTAGTATGGAATGATGATTCTGTTCTTATAATCTCCCGTGGAGCAGACGTATAAACTTTCGACGGGCAGTTTTCTTTTTTCCAGGTAGTCTTCCGCCTCCATGCGCAGTAAACTGCTTTTAGGCAGGCCAGTAATTAGGTAGGTATAGAGCGGCAGCTTGATAAACACTTCTTCTGGATGCTGTACTATATGCTCTTTTTCTTGGAAGAACTTATCTAGTTCGTCTTCCAATATTCTGATAGGGGTATTGCCTGATAGCAATTCCTTAGCTTCTTCGTAGCTACAATTATCAACCTCCATGACAAGACCGACTAGCGTGCCGACCTTCTCGGTATAGAAACAGCGGTAGACTCCATCATCCCTATGATGTTTACCACCATAGGGATTTGCCCACATATGGTGTTTATTGTCAGGTGAGAAGATGGAGTTGATCCTTACCTCTTTGCCTTTGACGATTACATCGCCAGCAAAGCGGTCTTCGCACCATGTAACAAAACTATCAAAATCAATCGACATAAAATGGTTTTCTAATCAGTAGCTTCCACACTTCAATTACGTCGGGGCCGAACATCTTGGACGGCACATTAATGCAGGTTCTCATTTCTATAAATCGTTTTGGGATATAATCTTTCTGTGCCTCAATAGTTTGATAGGAAACAATTCCACCAGTTTCCGACACCTTCTCTTCTTTTATCCGATTCTTGTAATAAAAGCCAGATACTAAACCTGTTTGCATTTCGTATTCATTAAATACTTTATCGTAAAAGGCATATTTTTCAGGAGCCGCCATGCAGCATTCGGTGGAAAACAAGCTGACAAAGCCGTGGATTGGGAATGTGGCAAATCGCTTGATTTCGTCTGAACTGACCTTGGTGTAATCACATTGGTACATGCTGGGTCGCCTGATTGGGTCTAAGTCAAGGCCAACATAGCCTGAGACGTGACCGTAATTATGGTATTCACAGCATTGACCGCAACCAAAATCTATGATATTAAATGGATATTTCCACTTGGGGAAGGTAGTATCAAAGATATGAAACATCAAGTCGTGAGCGTTACGAACTTGTTTTTCCTGTAAGTAATTTTTATATTCATCGAAAAAGCTTGTGCCATAACTCATTTTAGAGTACCTTATGAAAAAGAAAGTAGAACTAATGAAAATAGACCATTTAAGCGTGTCCAGAGTTGGCGTTTGGGAACTTTGCAAGCAACAATACAAGTACAAGTACCACGAAAAAATACCATCCCTTGAAGAAGACCCGATCTATTTCACCTACGGTTCAATTATACATAAAATTGCCGAAAGATACATAGAAACAAAGGGTGAAATACTAATTTCTGAGATTGCTGATGACGTTCTGAGCGGTAAAATCGCACTAGATGATGGCAAAAAGAACGTCAAATTGCCCCAGGAATACAAGAATAAGATCGTGGATCATATTCGCGCCATCAAGAAGATTTCAGACCAGCTTGGTTTTGACGGCCATACGGAATGGGAATTCAATTTTGATTTAGACCCGCCGCACAAGAAGATTGTAACAGGTTATATCGACCGATTGGTGCAAAAAGGCGACAAGTTCTGGATTCTTGACTACAAAACCACCAAAAAAGGACCGTGGAGAAAATCGCAAAAGGATGTTGTAAATGATCTGCAATTAAAAACTTACGCTAGAATAGTGCAGAGGGAATTTGATGCGAAACCAGAAAATATCAAGGCTGCACTGTATTATTTAGAAGGACCAGAATTGGTTGGTGCTAGCTTTAGTGAACAATCATTAAATCGTGTTGAAGAAGAATTGCTTAAATGTTACAATGAAATTGCGACTACTAATCCGAATAAGGTTTTGGGCAATGTCGGACAGCATTGTAGCAGGTGTAATTACAGGAAGATTTGCCCTTTTTATAGCTTAACATGAGTCTAACTTTAACTGTATCCCACAACATGTTCTTAACCCGTGAGCAAAGATATGATCTTTTTAACGGCAAAGACATAAACGTAATTGGTGTCAGTGTACCAATTTGGCATTTCCAGGGCAAAACATCTGAGCCTGGAAATGAAGTTTTTGTAAAATATAAGCTAATACCCACCGAATACAAAATATTCGTCAAACACAATGATGAAGGATACGAAATTTATTTACCGAAGCAATCTTTCAATCCAGAAGACAATAGAGCAAACCCATTGACTTTGAAAAATCTTCTCGATCATAAAGATGGCGGCATAGAATGGATTGCTTTTAGACAATTTGGCAAAGCCAAAAGAAATAAAAGGGCGGTGAATATAATTCACTTTGTAGAAATTAAAACCATCGAAGATTTAATAACTACAACAGTATAGAAACTTTTCTTTTACCTCTGAAATAGTTTCTGCAATTTTCTTCTTTATAAACGTTTGATTTGGTGGGATGAATAATAGCAGTATTTTCATAAGTGATTGGAATATTTCCCCAAGGAGCCAAGTTAGTTGTGGGCAAGGCTTGTCTCCATCTTATTTCCATAAGTTGAGACACATTTTCGATTCGACCAATGCCACAACCTATAAAATAGGTTGAGATTTGATCGTGTGCAAAATGAATAAGACTATACTTTTTATCAAATTCGTTCCCAGGTATTAGTCCTACCTGTTTCATGAATTTAAAACAATGATTGGTCCACATCATACAGGGACCAGCACACATTTGCGTTTTGAAGGTGTATGGGAATTCACTCATAAACCCTGATGCTCTTAAAGACCTATGATAACCGTAATCTTTACTAGGAGTATACCACGTTGTTCCTACCCAAAATACATCTGTCTCTTCTGTCTTTTTGAGCATAGTATTAACAAATGGTCCAACGCACAAAGCATCAGAATCCATAGTTATCAAATTACAAATATTCATTCTCTCATTAAAATAATCTAAGGCATGAATAATAGTTCTTAAAATACCACGGCCCCAACCATTTATTTCTTTTGTTACAAAGACGTGATCTTTCCCATACTTTTCTTCAATGGTAGCAGCTACTTTTCTGTTGAAATCAATGGCAAAAACTATTTCATAATTACCTTTGTTATAGTATTTGATAGACTCAGCGGTATCAATAATATATTCAGGGTGGTCATGTCCAATTATCATCACAGCGGTCGTTGGTATTTTAATCATATTATAACACCAAATTTATATTACGAAAGTAGCCATATTCTCTACCAATTTTTATAAGCCTATTCCTAATCGAACCAATTGGTATACTTCCTAAAGTATATCTACTTGTATATTCTGCTTTATTAGTATTTATGTCATTGTGCAAATCTTTTCCACCCGCTCCAATGAATTTAATTAAGTTAGAAATATCACTTTCAATCGGGTGGAAAAAGAATTTTCTTACTTTGCAAGCCTCTTCAATAAGTTCATTCCATTTAATGTAATACAAGGCAGCACGTTCTACTGGAGTAAGTAATTTGTCATGCAATTCTGGTATATGACGATAGATAAATCGCATAAACTTGAAATCAAGGTCTGCCCCAGGTGGATATGCATACGTCAATTGAGAAGGGTCAGGCGTACAACCTAATTTGCCACTTAAAAAATAACAATAACTAACTACGAAAGAATTAATGACTTTCATTGGCTCTCTTACCAAATGAATAATTGTGGCGTTGTCGAGGATGGGAAATCTCAAATAAGGAGCGGCCATATAACTAGAATCAGCTTCTAAGCCGCTATACAAGAGCATTTTATTCTTAGCTACTTCTAATCCATCATTAGTAAATATAACCTCATGCCCGCAGTTTATGCCTGCGCTGGTTAAGAACTTAGCCATGAACATTGTACCACATCTGCCCGTGCCAGTAACAATATATTTAAGACTCATAAATATATAATATCATGGTTAATTTAGAATTTAAATTGTGGGCGGAATCAATATTTGGCAGAGCGGTCATGGAACCAGAACCTGCCTCAAATGTGCCAAATCTGTTGGCTAAAATATATGGCGGCGCATACCCAAGTTATGATCTTAAGCCACTGCCAGGTAATAAGAAACTCATGAAGAAAGCAAAGAAGAATTAGTCTTCATCATCGTCTTCATCATCGTCATCGTCTTCCCAATCATCGTCTTCATCATCGTCATCGTCTTCCCAATCATCGTCTTCATCATCGTCTTCATCATCGTCTTCATCGTCTTCATCATCGTCTTCCCAATCATCGTCATCGTCATCGTCATCGTCATCGTCATCATCGTCAGGGGCAAGATTATTGTCCCACTCTAGGTCGTCAAAATCATCGTCACCATAGCGGTTGACGGCTAGTAGTTTTAGATTCTTCAATACAGGATCAATCATGGTAAGTCTCCTATTAATATCTAATTATTAGTAGATGTATAGAAAAAATTAACAAATTTAGTTTACTTTTTATATTTTACCAAAAAGTTATATTTTACCCCGATTTAATCTTATTGAAACCACATTCTGTAACCTTGTATTAGCTGTTGTAATACCTTTTGGATTACAGATCGGTTTCTTTTTCCCACCACAGCCACATCCTGCATTATTTTCAGGCTTCCAACACTTAAGAAACTCAATTTGATTCGGGTTGGTACAATTGCCCGTAAAACAACCCGCAAAGTGACTTCTTACCAAATTACCATCGGAAGTAATTTCAAATGGCGTCAATTTGTCAGGTCTAATCAAACCTTTTTCTTTTAAAAAGTCAACACAATCACGGGCATGATCTATCAATTCGCTGGCCGAAGTTACTACGCTATCGACACAATTTCCTGCACCATCGAATTCATAGTAACTGTCATTTGGGACTTCAACATTAACCATAAAATCAGGCAATGTCAACTGCTCAATGTTTTTATTTCTGACAATAGAAACATTCGTGTGTTCAATTACTTCATCAGAAGGTTCCGCCATCATTTTGAAAGCAGTCCAATTCATAGCGACCATTGGGCGAACAGTTTGCCGCAATATGCCACGCTTGATGAAAACATCATTCATTACCTGATTGTAAAGATAGCCATTCAGCTTATCTTGCACCAACATAGCCTTCGCAAAACCATCGTAAAAACGAATGTTAGCAGGAGCGCTAGGAATAGCGTTGAACGTGTAACTAGCCAGAATATCTCTTGCGTTTATTAATGCGGTCTTTGCATCCAAACAAATTTTTCTTTGTAATTCGTAAATTCCACAAAGAATCTCGTACCATGCTCCCAAAAAGACACGGGAGAAACTGTGTGGTTCACTACTCAATTGATTGTCTAACCCATTACGAGGCAATTTTTCTGGTTCAACGTAAGTAAAATTATTTACAGCATTACGAAGCGCCCCAGCAGTATGACCACCTCTGCCCCCTGTAAGATTATAAATAGCCTGCCCCATTTCCTCGGCCAACTTGGTTAAAGTGTTGCTTTGATTTATATTACCGCCTGTTTCATTCAACATTAACTCAATAAACGCATCGTGCTGAAGAGCATTTGTAATAGCGTTAATATCCCCAAACGCTTCGTGGAATCCCCATACTTCATAAGCCTGAACATTAAACAAATCAGGACGAATAGCATCCAATAAAGCGTGCCCTAACTCATGAAGAACCACGTCTGAAGAATTAACAGCATAAACAACTTTCTTGGTAATTGGGTCCATTGCATAAAAAAACCTTAATGCCTTGCGGTCGTAATAAGCGTTAAGTTGCTTGCCAGCCCTTGGTTGAACATAAAGATTTTGAGTAGCCGCCCAATGTGTTAACAATGGAGTTTTTAGATATTTCCGCATTACATTAATGCCTTGTATTATATTGTAATGACACAATGCCGCCTGATGTTCCTGAGTATACATTGTAGTCGTAGCACCCCTATAACCATCAATTTTGAAATCCATGCCACTTGGCTTTGGTGGTAAATCCACAGGGATGACTAAACTAGGTGTAGACGGATCATTTAGGACATAGCTAATATCTGACATGTTTTACCTCTAACGATATATACTATTAATATGCTAGATAAAGAAAAAATCATTAAGGAACAAAGACTGGCTGAGGCTATGGATAGGAATTACATGGGCTTGGAAGGAAAGTTCGGTATTATCCTGAAAGCTTTAGGCAAGCCCATCATTGCTCAAGGCTCTGCAAATCATGATGTGACGGAATGGAAGGATGTGTATGATTTACAAGACGAAGATACACTGCCAGAAGAAGATATTGATGCCCCAATCCGAGAAATTGGTAAAATATTTGATGGTTTAAAGTTCGGCTACCATCTTGAGATTAGCTATCTAAAACAGGGGACTATCCCTGTCAAAGAAAACGAGTATTATACAAGGTATGAACAAACCACCAAGGTTCTTAAAGTGACTTACAAGGGTTACTTGGTTTACTTGGAAGCAGAAGGAGAATTACATATCTTTACCCCATCTTCCGAGTGGGAAGATATGATTATTACCATATATCAATCGGCGGCAAAACTCCAAAATACTCACAAGCTAACTAATTCATTATTGGCTAAAGAAGAAATCAAGCAAGCTAAGCTTAACTTTTTGGAGCGACTGAGGGAGAAATGGGGGATTTAGAAAAAGTAAAATTGGAATTGGAAATTCATATCAAAGATGAAAGAACAAGCGACAAGTTTATCAATTTCATAAGCCTGTCGCTTGTTCTTATTTTCAACCTAATTACTTTGTATGTCTTATGGTCCCGTAAATAAGTAGTCATACAGGCGTTCACGTTTCAATGTCGAAACTTCGGGTCCGCGCGTGATAATCAACCAGTCACGCTTCTGTGAAATCCGTCTCTGCTTCATTTTGGCGATTTTCCTACGCAAGTAGGACTTGATTGGCGCACTATTGGGTTGTCTAACAACGCTACCTACGCGAACTTCATAACCAATGATGCGGTCTTCTGTAGACTCAGTAATCAAAACCGTCCGCTGCACAGGATGGGAGTGACTCCCTTTATAGTAAAATCGTGCAACAGGATGTGTGTTAACAAGTTTGTAATTTTTCATGTGTAGATTCCTTAATCAGTTTGTAAATGTCACTAGCATAGCGAATGTCAGCAAGTAACTTACTGGCAAACCTACAATCTGTCAATGGAACTTCAAAAAGTAAATTTTCTCGAATAAATCGTGGCATAAAAGCAGGAGCCATTTGACCTTCTGGCATTTCAAACTCTGCCAGGGCAAAATAATTCACGCTGTTATGATCCTTGAAAAAGTCAACTTCCCAAATTTGTCCTTGTTTATCTGGCACAATGTAACGAATCTTCTCTAGCTTATTCATACATTGTGTCCACAGGTCATTAAAGTCTCGCTCATCAATTTGGTTTTCAATTTCTACGACACGTCCATTAATGGTTGATTTAAGAGTTAAATAATGTTTGCTTCTGGTTTTTCGACACCGAAGCGATGTTCCCTTACTAAAGAATAAGTACCCTTGTAAAATAGGATTTTTACTTTCTGCTAACTTCTGGAACTTCTCTTCGGTATTAAGATCAAGGACATACTTCCTTTCATTTTCCGTTGGCATCTTGATTCCTTAATAGTGGCCAATGACTCGTTGTTTGAGAAACTGTTTGATTTCATCCAGATCACCACGACTATCCAAAACTTGGTCTTCGAGAAACAATTCTACATACTTTGCATCACATGGATCAAGCTCTTTACTTCTTACTACCTCCTCCATACGCTGTACATAATTCGTAACTACTTCTCTCTCAAGCTGTTGCGCATACAAGAATATTTCATGAGGATCAGTCAAATCAGGAAACATTTTATAACAAAAGGCAGGCACACTGCCTATAGGTATGCCACCTAGTCCAACGATCATTTTAGCAAACTGCTGGATATGCAGGAATTCACTGGTTGCGTGTTTAACCAGCCAGTCCGCCACCTCTTCTCGATAAGTTCCTTCTACCAAAAACGAGGAATGTAAATAGAAGTGCATATGTGTGTATTCATTCATCAAATCCGCGTTTAATTTAAAAACCAATTCTTCGTTATTCATTTTTGCCTTTCGTTGAGCCACCAGTTTCTTATTGCGTTACTGGTGAAATAGATCATTAACGCTGATAATATAGTTTGATAGTTAAAATCTTTGAAGCTGCATTCTTTTATTACTCTAAAGCATAATTTAGCTGTTTGCATAATATATAAAGTTAATTAGTTAGAAAGGTTTGTGTTAAATTATGATTAATCCTGAAGACTCTATTTGGCAGGGCAAATACCAGACCCTGCAAGAATACTACAAAGCTGAGTATTCTACTACTTACTACACGCTCTCCAGGTACGAACTGGAGATTGATCCCGACGAGACAGTTGAAGATTATAACAACTATGATGCAAATAAGCAACGTATAGAATTCGCAAAATGTGCATTAGATTTTTTTTATTTTGCCAACAAGTACGTTCGCATTTTGCACCCGAAAAAAGGGGCAGTTCGTTTCATTTGTTATAACTATCAGCATCGGGTTATTAAAGATTTCGAGAAATATCGCTTCAATCTTATTTCTAAATTTCGTCAGGGTGGCCTAACCACATTGGCGGAAATATGGGGAATGTGGCGATGTATCTTTAAACTAGACCAGCAGATCATGCTACTGTCGAAAACCGACCGTGAAGCTATTGCGGCTGGTGAAATCATTAATCGTGCGGTCGAACATCTTCCCAACTGGCTCAAACCAAATTGCCTCCAAGGTAAATGGAACGATCACCATAAGCAGTTCTTCGACACAGGCGGCAGTCTTTACTTCTTTACACCAGAAGCTGCCCGTGGACGTTCTATTACATACTTAATCCTAGACGAAGCGGCCTTTATTCCAGATATGGACAAGCACTGGAAAGCTATGTTCCCAACTTTGTCCGCTGGTGGAAATTGTATCGTTATCTCCACAGTTAATGGCCTCGGTAACTGGTACGAAAAAATGTACCATAAATCGGAACGAACAGGAAAGCCATTTCATATTCTTGACCTAGAATATACCGAACATCCTGAATATAATGACCCAGCCTGGGTAGCCGACCAGAAATCCCAGCTTGGAGAAAAAGGTTGGTTGCAGGAAGTTTTAAGAAGCTTCTTGGGGTCTGGTGAAACCTATATCCCAGCACATCTGGTTGCCAAGCTTGTAGAAAAAACCCAAAATAATCCGCCAAAACGTAAACTCTTTAAGAAATGGGTTAATACTCTTTTAACTAACGAAGACGATAATGACGAGAGCTTGGAATACGATGATAGTTGGGAAAAAGAAGGTGCGATGTGGCTTTGGAAGGAACCGATAGATGGCCATGAATATACGCTCGGTGTTGATACCGCAGAAGGGGTTGGTGATGAAGGTGACAATAGCGTAATCGAAGTGTTCGATAATAATACAATGGAACAAGTGGCAGAGTTTTATAGTAATAGGATTCAACCCTACCAGTTCGCCCAAGTTCTTAATGAAATATCAATTTATTATAACCACGGTTTAGTTGTCGTTGAAAGTAATGGTTCTGGTGGTGCAATTCTGACAAACCTTCAATTCCAGTTGTTCTATGATAATATTTACTTTGAGAAGGCAACAAGCAAAACTCCTAAATCTGGAATTAAGGTTACAGTAGGGAATCGTCTCCAGGTATTAGAATCATTACAGCAGCGATGTATTAATGGGACTATTAAGATAAACAGTCGTCGTTTGGTAGAAGAAATTACAACTTTCGTCCATAACCCACAGACAGGCAAGATTGGCGCAACCAAGGGTGAACATGATGATGCGGTCATGGCAATTGCGATAGCTCTCTTTGTTCGTGACAGCGTTTTGCGTGACTTGCCATTAGGAACCAGCATACCGAAGGAATTAACCGATCCTCTTAAATCGGTTTCCTACGAAGAGATTAAGAAGGAAATTTTGGAAGGTGCCCCAAGAGATTTTTTCGAGGAAAACGAGCGATTAAAGGATTCGCTCCACGGTTCGGATGAGGAGATCATGACTGGCGTAGCTTTCGATTTCAGAAGAAAGCTTGATACATTACTAAAGGAATTTGGATGGTAACACAGCAATTACAGATGGTCAAGGCTCTCTTAGAAAACAGCCCGCCAAACGTAGAGGCTGCTTTACGAGAGTTAGATATTGCAATGGCGGTAGCAATGCAAGAATATGAAAAATATTCAAAGCTTAAAAGACAGTTAGAAAACGAACCAGAACCAGTGCCTTTTGATTTTGATAATTGGAAGGTTCCTGAGCGAACTGATGATGCATTATTGAAGGAATTTGGGTGGTAAATGAAAAATTACTGGTTAGAGCGTAAAAAAAATAAATGTGGATGTAGTGAAAGACATGTTTCGGATGCTACGAAACATGCTATTCGGAATAAATTACTTAAAAAAATTAGAAAGGGCATATGAAAAACACAAAGAATTTGCTAAAAGAGACTTTTGCCTCGATACCGAACGCTTTTGCGTATCGGGAAATACGATTTCATGTTTACCACGCTTTGCAAAAGCTGGAAACACTAGAAAAAAGAGACGCAGCCAAGCAAAGTCAAGCTGCGCAACAGAAGGTATACGAAGAAGAAAAGAAAAAAACACAGGCTTGGCAACCACCAATTTACCAAACCCCTTCCCAAGTACAGCATACTCTTGATATACTAGACAAGATGATTGGCGAAGAAAAGAAAGTGATTGAAGACATACATGCTAAGAACGCTAAAAAAGGACAAGTGGCTCCACAAGAGGACGATGACGAAGATGATGACCTACAGACCATTCACGGATAGAAAAACAGGTGTACATCCTTATTCGTCTGTGCAGATAAATCTACCCGCTATTTTAGCTGACCAAATTGTGCAGTGGGGTCAACAAATGATTGCGGACGAGGATATTTATTGTCCGCTGAATGATCTAATTCATGGGCGGGAAGACGAAATACACATAACGCTACTCTATGGTGTTCACACAGAATCATCCTATCAAGCGCAATCAATGTTATCGGGACAAAATCCATTTGAGGTTAGGCTTGGATGTGTTTCAATTTTCACAAACAACAAAGATTTCGATGTTGTGAAAATTGAAGCAATAAGTCCGAGCCTTTTTTATTTTAACCAACTCTTGAAAACTAATATTCAGAATACGCCGAGCTATAACACTTATCATCCGCACGTCACTATAGCTTATATTAAAAAAGACTTGTATCAAAATTTAGTGGGAAGTAGTAATTTTAGAGACTGGCGTTGGACGGCTAGTTCAGTCATCTTTTCTTCTACAAGTGGTGAGAAAACTCCTATAAGGCTTAACACCTTACGACCTGTCCGCTGTTCTTAACTCTATAAAGGCACAATTCATATGCACGTTCAGCCTCTGCTAGTAACGGTTTAGGCAAATCAAATAAAACTTTATCAGATTTGAATTCTTCAAAAGGCATATCGCTTTGTAGATTCAGTTTGTTTATAAGCATTTTAATTCCCTTCTGATTCATCAAATCATCCCACGTCAAGAAGACTGCTCCCTTTGTTTCTCTGGCCATTTCGTAGATTCTCCTGAGTCTAAAGATGTAGTAGTTAAGGGCGAAGTGAGCGTCGGTAGGTTTAAGAATCTTGATTGAGCTTTTTGGGTCACGAATCAGGTAAATGAATTCACACGCCTGATAGATTGTTTTGTGTGATATTTGATAGTTATAAAGCACTTCATTGACATATAATCCAGTTGAATTACTATATTTATGTTTGGTGGACAACAAGGACTCGATTGATTCGGTGGGGTGATCGTAGATTATCCCGTCCTGCATCCACTGGATAATTTTGTTCTGAGCTAGATAGTAACACAGACTGGCACTTCCCGCCCCCAAGTGACTAATGACTAAAAGAATTCTTTTCATTAATTTTAATAGAGTTACACTAAACTGGAGAAAATTATGCCATATGAACATAACTAATGTAATTAGAAAGACGAGGTATTTATATGGCATGGTACGATTTATTTAAGGTTTTCACTTACGCATTTACGCAAGACCCGCTAGCGAAAAAATCTGATGTTAAGAATTTTCCATCAGCAGGTGTATCTAGTCCAGATTCGATATTAGATTTAAGAAATGCAGAATCGCTCTCACAGGGCGGTGCATTCATCAGAGTGCAAAACGAGTTGGTTGATACAACATCAGCCACTAATCGAACCAATCGTTACAAAGAATATGACCAATTAGTTTTAAGTGTGCCTGAAATTGAAATGGCTACGACTGTTTTCGCGGATGAAGCATGTGTGGCTGGCGAGACAGAAGTACAGACCCTTTATTATGGGCCAAAATCAATTGAGTGGTTGGCCAAGAATAAGGCCGAAGAGAAGTTTCCAATCTATTGTTACGATTTTGAGAAAGAAGACTACACCATTGGGTGGGCTTTTGCCCCAAGATTTGTCAAGTTTTCAGATACGGTGCAAATTGTGTTTGACAATGGCCAAACAGAAGTTGTAACCCCTGACCATGAAATCCTGAAAAGAGACGGTGGTTGGGCACATGCGGGTGGGTTGAAGTTTGGCGATGAGTTAATGCCATTCTATAAAATTAGATGTCATCCTCACTACAGCAAGCTAAAAACAGAACAATTCCCAAGGGTTTTCACCTTTAATAAAGGGTGGATTCATGAGCGCCAGTTCATTGATGAATGGCGTTTAGGGGAAGATCAAGAGCAATACGAGCGTGCTAATCACATTGCACGTTTAATTGCTCAAGGATTTAATAGTAAACAAATCGAACGTCAAATAGGTCATAGATGGTTTATAGTCGAAACTTGGCTCAAGAAACATGGATTTACTTACAGAGAAATTAAGCAGCTTGCCAAGAATAAGGATCGCCGCCGTATTATCGGTATTTGGCCACATAAGCAAATGGCGGTCTATGATCTTTCTGTTGAGAAACACAAGAACTTTGCTACTACGTCCTGCATTATGCACAACTGCCAAAAAGACGAAGATGGCAAGTGCTTCAAAATTCAGTGTACGAGTAGTGACATAGTAGACGAATTGAAATTCGTCATGTTTCACCGTGATATGTTGAACCTAGATCAGCGCACGATGTGGGACAAAGCCAAGCGATTATTCATCAAGGGCGACCTATTTTGGGAAGTTATCGTTAATCCTGACAATCCAAAGGAAGGTGTCTATAAGATTAATGACTTGCCATGCGAAACCATGTTCCGCATTGAAACAATCAAGGGCAAGATTCTGGAGTTCCAGCAATCCAAGGAAGCTCCCGACTACCAGGCAATTATTAAGTCGCCAATTCAGGGTGCAACAGAAGCAGAATTGCAACAATCAACAGCTATTCGGTTTGCTCCTGAACAAGTAATTCATATTCGTATTGGTGACTACAGAAAGACGTTCTACCCATATGGCGTATCCCTTATAGAATCGGCTCGCGGGCCTGCCCATCAACTAAGAATGATGGAAGATGCAATGGTTATTTACCGTCTTACGCGCGCCCCAGAACGCCGATGTTTCTATATTGACGTAGGCCAGCTTCCGCCATATAAAGCGGAGGCTTTCATGGATCGTATTAAGGATCAATTCAGGAAGAAGAAAGTCCCAAGGAATCAGTTTGCTCAAGGTGGTGCATCGGTAGTTGAAGAAAGATGGCACGCGCCTGCACAGGATGAAGATTATTGGGTTCCAATTCGTCCACAGTCGAATACTAGAATTGAGACATTACCAGGCGCTCAAAATTTGGGTGAAATTGACGATGCTGTATACTTTAGAAACAAGTTGTTTACGGCGTTGAATTTCCCGAAGAATTATTTCAGTTTGGAAGACCCAAATGCGACAAGGATTACGCTTTCGGCTCAGGACGTTAAATTTGCCCGCATGATCGAAAGATTACAGTCGCATTTGGAAGAAGCTTTGTATCAAATCGCTGACAAACACTTAAAGCTTCGTGGATTCCCACCAGAATCTTACGAGGATTTGATAATCAAGATGACGCCGCCTAGCGATTGGCGTGAACTAAGCCGTGCGGAAATTGTAACGAATAGAATCAACAACGCCAACAGCTTGAAGGGGTCACAGTTAATGGGCGATTTCGATATTCTAACGAAATGGATGAAATATACCGAAGACGAGTCTAGGGAAATATTAGCTCGTCTCAAGGTGCAGAAGTTGGAAGATTTGAAGCTACAGATTCTTGCACAGAACCCAACATTATTGGGTGTTGGTATGCCTGGACAGGGCGAACAAGAGATTGGTGGAGAGCCAGGTGGCCCGAATCCAAATCTTGGGCCAGACGCAGGAGGTTTGCCAGGCGGGGCACCCGCTCCAGGGGGTCCACCTCCAGGTGGCTTACCAGCAGGTGGAGCAATGCCACCAATGCCACCACCACCGCAACAGGGTGATGCTCCAGGCATGATACCTCCTGTTGAGCAGGCGGAACCGTTACCAAAGGTAACGGATCAGGAAACTGTTAAATATGACATGGAGATTCAGGATTACGAATCGGAAATAGATGTTGAACCTGTAGACCATACAGATATGGAGGGATAATGGACATTAGAATGGCACCTAAATTGGCAATACATAATAAAGAAAAATTACAAAAGGTTTCTGAGTGTGTGTGTTATTACTGTTACAAAATATTCGCGCCTTCAGATATCAAGGAATGGGTTGATAAAGATTTAGATACAGCAATATGTCCCCATTGTGCTATTGATGCGGTCTTGCCAGTATATGAAGAGAGCGAGAAGGATATTGTCTTTCTGACAAAGATGCATGAATATTGGTTTTAATAAATCTATATATAGACGAGGAGGTTGTATGCGAAACATATGGAAGTGGTTCATTGGCCTTTTCGACTGTCATCACCATTGCTGTAAGAAGACATTATCTGGTGAGATCGTGATGGGGTTTGGTTGCTATGAAATAGAAATCAAAGTGCCTGGTGAGCCTTGTAGGGTTTGTTTTGATATTGAAGACGATGGAAATTGTGTTTGTCATAACACAGTAAACAAGATTGGTATTACAGTTGGTAAGTGTGGGTTCGTTATCCACGCAGATATCAATACTAATACCTGTTCGATAAAATGGCATTGTGAATATAAAGAAGACTAAATATGGGTCTACTTAAAGGAAAAAATTGGTGGTGGAAATATTTCAAAGCCTTGTTATTTTCCATTTTTAGTCATGTTCGAGGTAGTATTACTTTAGGACATGGTTATTCTGAAACTGAAATAGTTTTAGACCCAATAATTAAAGCAAAGAGAATTTTCGTTGCTGTGGAAGCAGAAGACATTCCCGTTTGCGCTGGAGCAGTAGACACTATTGGCGCAATCAAGAAGTGCGACAATATTTTTATATTATATGCCGATATTAAAAGCAACACCGCTACGGTATATTGGCTAGTAGACTACACTCTAAATGACGATGATGAGAACATTGATAATATTTGAGAAAAAATATGTGGGTGGCTTTAAACAAAAAAAATATAGTAGCTGCGCTATCGGAACATCCATTTTCAATGACTGGATACTCTGTCCGTCAATTGGATTTAAAAGAACCTAAAGAAAAGTGGCACAGCCTAATTGGGAAAAAACTTAATTTGGGGGATGCCAAAGAAGTCAAAAATCTAAGAATTGCCTTTGTGTGTAATTGGAATGATAATTGTGGAATTAGCACATATAGTAGCTATTTAGTCGATGCGTTAAAAACCAAAGTAAAAGAACTTCATGTATTCTCCGAAAGCGGGTCGGATCGAACAGACGACCCGCCTTACGTTACTAGATGTTGGAAGCGGGGAACAAGTCTCAAGGGATTGATTGATAAAATTGTTGAATGGGCACCCGATTTTATTATCATTCAACATGAGTTTGGCATTTTCCCTAAAGCTACTTATTTTCTACAGTTGTTACAGGGGATTGAAGATATCCCTTATGTCGTAACAATGCATTCCGTCTATGAACATTTAGATAAGTCAATTTGCACATCCGCAGTGAAAGATATTGTGGTTCATAGTGAAGAAGGAAAGAAAGTTCTCAAGAAGCTCGGTAACGCCAATAATATTTACGTCGTCCCGCATGGTTGTGTCCAATTCAATGATGAAGACAAAACGGAGTTGTGGAATATATTTCAGACCCCTTATACTATTGTTCAGTTTGGATTTGGGTTCTTTTACAAAGGTGTAGATAGGGTGCTGGATGCTATTCATTATCTAAAGAGGTCTGATCCTAAATTCAAAGATATATTCTATTGTTATCTCTGTAGTGATAATTACCATACAAGTGTGGTTCATACTCAGTATTATGATTTTCTTATTAAGAAAATTGATGAGTTAAGTCTTCATGATAATGCTGTTATTATTCGTAAATTCCAAACTGACCAGATGATTAAGAATTATTTACGGACGGCTAAAATTGCTGTATTTCCATATGTCGGTGATCCGAAGAACATGGTTTATGGGGCATCGGGGGCAATTCGGATAGCAATGGCGTGCGGAATTCCAGTCATTGCTAGCAGTTGTCATCAGTTTGATGATTTGGAAGATGTGGTGCCTCGTCCCGCTAATTTTGCAGAGTTGGCAGATGAAATTGATGAAGTCTTTAGTAACCACAATCACAGAAAAAGCATCTTGGCAAAATCAGAAGCTTATATGGCTGCCAATACTTGGGGCATTAGTGCGGACAGATATATTAACTTATATTACCAAATTAATTCTTAAAGTGGCCCACTCATATCTGCGGTACTAGGAGCGACGATATCTTTTTCTTCTGGATTGTTTCCCTTCCGCAAGTCATTTGGCATAAAATCTCTTTGTTTATCTCTATATTTGCCCAAAATTCTCTTAATATCATCGTCGTGTCTGGCAAGAGTATTGAAGAAATCCATTAGTCTTTCTTGATGCCTACTGATGGCCATTTGAGCTAATTTCATTAACATTTCGTCTTCATTCGGCATCGCGTCTATATCACCCAGCGGCTGGTCATCTTCTTCGCCAACTTCGCGGGCTTCAACGAACTCTGAAAAACTTTTAATTTTGTCCATCACTTTTTAAGCCTTTTTGCATATCTATGTTAGGTAGATTTAATAGTTTCAAAAATTGTACTATTAGCACTATATATCGGGGTAGCAACATAAAGGTATATATCCTTATTAGGAGATAGATATGAAAAGAAAACTAATCAATTATGATGTTTTCCAGAAGATCAGCGATGAATCATTAAGCAAATCAGAAAAAGAATTAATTGAAGCCGAAGAAGTATTAGCAAAAGCTTTGGGCGAAGAACAATTATCTCTTCATTGCTTTGGCGAATCCACTGCCACATATGAGACTTTGGATAAGTCTTATATTCACGCTGCATACCGTCTAGAAAGCAACAGCGTTGTATTCGAGAATATCGAACAATTAGTCATTGATAATAGCTCGGCAAGAGAAAAGGGTCATTCAATTCTCCGCAAGATGTTTGATGAATGCTTGAAGGAGAATAATGGCACCGCTGACTCTTTGTTCAAGGAATACATTGCACTTCCTTTCATTCGTCGTGACCTACAAGAAGGTGCAGGCGGTGCATGGGTTGAGCAGCCAAACAAGCCACATAAGAAGGGTAAGCCACAACCACCTTGGCTAGCACAGAAAAGAGCAGAGTCCAAGAAGCGAAGCCAGAAGTTGGTTAGCCCAGCTTTGAAAGCACAGAAGAAGCGTGAAGCTGACACTTTGAAGAAGCGTGGCGGTCCTGGTACACACGTTCATTTCCGTTTCAAGCCACAAACCAAGAAGAAGATGAAGGAATGGCACAATTTAACCGAAAACATTTTCAATTACATTGATTATCAGGAATTCGGTCCTATTGCGAAGGATTCGGAAATTAAGAAGGACGATCATGGCAACGTTGTTGCTATTCGTATCCCAGACACACATTCCCGTAATGAAGGCAAGATTTTGTCCTTCAATTGGAAGACATTGAATACTGATTGCATGGTTCTCCGTGCCAAGATGAAGAATCTAGCAGAAGACGTTAATTTCTGCAAGGCAATGGCGGACCTACGCAAGTGTAATGCACTATCTGACAATAAGAAGTTGCAGGAAATTTTAGAAGCCATCGTAGTCAGATGGCCAAATGTTATTTATTTAACTCAGGCTGAACTAGCTGGCTCTATTGCAACCGCACTAGACACAGTAGGTGAAACATCTTACGACGATCAGACTTGTGCATTCATGGCGGAAGGCATTTTGCGAACCGCAGTTGAAGCTTACAACGAAAGAGTACAGAGAATTATCAAGCTGTCTGGCATGAAGATAGAGGGCACAGATGACTCTTATCTAGATTTCCAGAACATCGTTGAGAGATTCTATTCATTCCTAGATCAGAACACCAAGTTGGAAATGCAGGTTTATGTAGACCTATACAACGCATTAGTTGAAGTTTACAAACTTGGTCATGAAGAAGGCAATGAGTATTTAATGGGTGAAGCATCAGGTTTCCTCAGAGAACTCAAGGCCGTTGTCGATCAGACCGCTGAGCCAACTCTTGATTTGGCTGGCGATGTAGCAGCATGGCTAAATCAGTTAGTTGAAACAAATCTAGATAGTGAAGATTGGAAAGTTTCCAACACTCCTCATCAGACTGTAAGTGGCGATCACCCACAAATGGCTAAGAACGCACAAAAGGGTTACGCCCCAAGTTCGGACTTTAGCGGTGATTGGGGCGATACAGCACCAGTTAGCGACGGCAAATCCTATAAGGGTGGCTTAGCTGATGAAATGCGTAAGGACGCCTGGGGTAATTGGGCTAATGATGACACATGGCCATCAATTAGCAACCCATATGTTCCGAAGGCAGGCGTATGGACAATGAAGGGTGAAAAGGGTGCTGACGTAGACGGAACCGATGATTGGAGCCGCTACACATCCAAGGACACTTGGCCAGCATTGCAGAACCCATACGTTCCTAGTGAAGCAGGTGGGGAAGGTGGCACTGGCTATAAAATGAAGTCTGATAACCTAGTTGTTGACCAGTAATAAGGAGCTAAATGAGCGAAGGCGTAATGCTGCTTAACGAATTTGATTGCTATGGATTTCAGATTGATCTTAAAGAATCCAATCTTGAAAAGAACCTTCTGAAATTCCGTGGCAAGTTACAAGAAGCAGAATGTGTAAATAAGAACAAACGTATGTATCCGTTCTCGGTATTAGACGAGAATGTACAGAAGTTACAGGAAATCGTAAAGGTCCGTGGGCTTTTAGGTGAGTTGGATCACCCTACGGATAGCATCATTCATTTTAAAGATGCTTCTCACGTCATTACAAAATTGTGGTGGGAAGGCAATATATTAATGGGCGAAGGCGAGATATTAAACACAGCAATGGGCCGACAGTTGCGTGCATTGCTAGAAGGTAATATCAGAATCGGTATGAGCAGTCGTGGTGTAGGTAACGGTAAGGTAAATGAGAATGGTATTTTGGTTATTAGCGAAGGCTATAAACTAATTACGTTTGATGCCGTTGCTGACCCATCAACTCCTGCGGCTTTCCAAGAGAGAGTGGTAGGAAAGCGAGAGAATTATATTACTCAAAATATTGATAATTATGAGAAAAATAATAGCTCCCGCATATATACCATTAAGAAAGAGGTTGTAATAGCCGCTTTGAGTGGTTTAGTTAAGGAATCAACTGATAAATATTTGGCGAGGTCTAAATGATGAAAAACATAGTCGAAGTATTGAAGAGTCTTCTACCTGAAGATCAGCTAAAAGAAGTCGCAGCGATAATTGATGAAACCATCAAGGAAGCTGTTGTGGACGTTGCTAAGCAAAAGGAAGCTGAATTTAACAAGCAGCTTGAAAATGCTTACAACGAACTTTCAGCGGAACTACAGACTGCTGAGAAGACAGCAGAACAAGGTTACGAGGAAGCGTATGCGATTATTACTGACCTCCGTAACAGATTAGAAGTTCAGAGAGAAGAATTCGAGAAGACCCTAGAAGAAGGGTACGAAGAAGCCTATCAAATGTTGTTGGCTGAACGTGCCAAGAATAGCACTCTCGAAGTCGATCTCTACGAAGAGTACGAGAAGAAGTATGTCGAACTTAAAGAGCAGTTTGTGGACATGCTTGATAAATTCTTGCACGACAAGGGTGCAGAAATCTATGAGCAGGCCCGACGTGATTTGGTCAACGACCCACGTTATGCCGAACACAAGGTTGCTTTGGATAAGATTGCAGAAATCGCTGCTAATTATCTAACTGGTGAAGAAATTGCATTAGCGACCAGCAGCAAACTAGAAGATGCTTACAATCAGCTTGAAGAGATGAAGGGACAGATCAAGATTATGGAAGCTCGTAATATCCGCCTAGCGCGTGATAACGAGAAGATGACTGAAACTGTCCGTGCAACAAATAACGTTGTAACTGAGTCTCGTAGAGTTGATAAGAAAGAAAGAGTTGCACAGGCGAAAGGCGTATCGGGGAGAGGCAGAGTTGTTACAGAGGAAGACACCAAGGTTATTGCGGAATATAACCAGGCATCTGTTAATAACAAAGATACCACAGATGTAGCAGCACTTGTAGAGAGTTTAATGCCAGGCGTAGACCAGGCAACATTAAACACCCTAGCAGGTACGGCTAAGAATCGAAGATAATAACTTTAATATAAGTTATAAAAGGAATATAGATTAATGAACGCAAACTCAAGGTTTTTGAATGAAGCCCGTGAACTTGAAGGCAAGTGGGGCCAGACTGGTTTGCTAGAAGGTATCGACTCACGATATGAGCGCTCTTGCGCCGCAGTTCTTCTAGAAAATCAGAGACTATATAATGAAATCGCAACAGACACTGGCGATATCGCACAGTTCAAGCGTATTTCGATCCCGTTGATTCGTAGAATTTACCCACAGTTGATCGCCAACAAAATCGTAAGCGTACAGCCGCTTCTTGGCCCAACTGGTTTGGTATACTACCTAAGATTCCGTTATTCCAGCAACAAGGGCGCTCGCCGTGGTGCTGATAACAATGGCGGTTTCCCAGCAGATGATATTAACTCCCTACAGCAGTTGGCTGACGGAACAGCAAACTTGGATATTTTCTATTCAAGCCAGTTCGTTCAGAACGAATCCACCAACACTGACCCAGGTGCAGTTGTAATATCGGCTTATGCTCCTCTAGAGCATACCCCAATCCTCGCTGGCACAATGACTGGTACTGTCTTTGATGGTGCAGTCGCCGTCCAGACCTTCACCGTCAGCAGCGCGGGCGTATTCACCTTCACCGCAATTGGCGCACCAGCAGCGTTTATCGTTGCCGCGACCTTGAACCTAGTAACAGGTGAATTAGTAGCAACATGGAACGTAGCCGCAGGTCCAAATAACTTAGTGCTTTCATATGAGTATAATATGGAATGCAACCAGGATTTGCCAGAAATCAACCTAGTTGTCGAATCCGAAGAAATTGCGGCTAAGACTCGTAAGTTGAAGGCAGTATGGTCATATGAAGCACAGCAGGACTTGCGTTCCCAGCACAACTTGGACGCAGAAGCTGAACTAACAGCAGTCTTGGCACAGGAAATAAATTTAGAAATAGATCGTGAGGTATTAACTGATTTGTTACTAAATGCAGGCACAGTAGGAGCCTGGGACTTTGGTACGGCATTAGGTGATACTATCAAGGAAAAGTATGAGTCTCTATATGTCAAGATCGTAGAAATGTCTGCGGTCATCCACAGAAAGACTCTACGCGGTGGTGCAAACTGGATCGTAACTTCTCCTGAAGTTGCATCTATCTTTGAAACCGCAACCGCAGGTTTTGCTCCAGCCCCATCTGAAACCTTCACCTCAAGTCTAGGTATTCAGTATGTTGGCACAATTAACAACCGTTGGAGATTATACAAAGACCCACTCTTTAGAACCAACCAAATCCTCATGGGTTATAAGGGTGATTCTTATATGGACAGTGGCTACTTCTATTGCCCATACGTTCCTCTAACTCAGACTCCAGTAGTTCTTGATCCAGAGTCTTTCTGCCCAAGAAAGGGTATCTTGACGCGCTATGGAAAGAAACTACTAAGAGAAGGCGCTAAGTTCTACGCAAGAATGACAATCCACAACTTCGTAATCTAACAAGACTTACGACGAATAAATAACTGAAAGGCCCGATGGAAACATCGGGCCTTTTTGTTTCTGTCTTGACAAGGGAGTATTTATTTGCTATGTCCTTATCAGGAGTAATTAATATGACAAATCTAAGATTTAGAAGATACCACTATCATATCAGTCCAAAAGCTGGAGTTATATACTGCGACTCATCATATGAAATTAAAGCGGCATTAATTTTAGACAATGATGAGGACGTGTTGTTTTATGAAACTCAAATACAGTTTGACGGACAAAACAAAAAGCGATTTCTAGATTTTCTGGCAACATATAAATCAAAAGCAAAAGTAGTTATAGAGGTTAAGCCTAAAACTCGCCTAATGCAGTTTGAAGAACAAATTAACGATAACAGACAATACGCCTTGTCCAATGGCTATGGATTTGAGGTTTGGACAGAGAATGAACTTGGCTTTAGGAATGATTACGCGGCGACCAAATGGGCTGATGAATATTTAAGTCAATTTCATGGTGTCGATTATACTGAAATTAGAAAACAAAATGGACTAAAAAGAGCCAAACGCCATTACCGTAAGAAAATAGCCACAGAGAAAATCACTTTCTACTGTGAGTTTTGTAAAGAGGAGCATTCGCCACTTCGACTGAGCTATGAAAAAAACATCAAGAAGAATGGACGGTTTATTTGCATTAAGGAGAATGGGTATATCACTGGCAGTTTGCCAAAAACGAAAAACGAGAATTTGGTGGAGCGGCAGTGCAAGAAGTGTTCTGAGGTTTTACCGATGGATCAATTTTCCAAAGGAAAAGCAATTTGCAAGAAGTGCAGAGCCGCAATCTACAAGGAAAAATATCAGTCTGAATTAGAAGTAAAAAGGTTTAAGTACATATCAAAAAAGGACTTGTGGCAATAACGGAGGAACTTGGGACAACCGTTTTCCGTGGTCCAGCAGAAAAAATAAATTTGCCTTGACAAATCCGAATCTGAAGCTAGGATAGTCGCATTGGTTTCGTTAACTTTTTAAGGAGATTAGCATGAGCCAAAACAACTATCCCCCTCTCTATTACTTCATTGAGGACATGAAGCGTAAGGGAGTCAACGTCGCGGAAGTAGAAGTTGGCCCCGAAGACATGATGTGGTTGCTTTCTAAGAGCAAGGGCAACCGTGATTTGCGCCAAAGTGAGATTGAGCGGTTGATTGATGCAATCCTGGCGGGGAATTGGGTGCCAGGCGATTCCGCCGCCATGTTAACCAAGGGTGACGATACCTTGATTAACTTCCACCACCGCGCTCACGCTATTATAGCAGCAGGCAAAAGGGTCAAAATCCTTATTAGGATTAACTGTGATCCTAGCGAAGCGAAGTTTATCGACACGGGCATCATCCGTACACCGTTGGATGTACCAGCGTTTGACCCCACTGTGAATTATCTCAATCGACGGAACGTTGTCATTGCCCGCGTCTGCCTGTCGGACGGTGGTTCAGCTTATAGTGACCGCGACCTAACTAACAATGCCATATGCGATTGGGTCAAGGTTTACAAGCCGCAAATTGACAAGGTTTGTGATGATTTCTTCCACGGTAAAGATGAGTACAAAATTACTCAGTCGGTGGTTCAGGGTGCTTTTACGCTAGCATTGCTCAACGGCAAAAATGAAGCCGCCTTGAGGTTTGCCGCTCGTTACTTGATTGACCCAGCCTCTCAAGACAAGCGGCATGGCACCAATACTATCCAAGAATTTCGGGATGCACTGTTGGAAGGAAAACCGACTTCGGCAGGTGGTTCTGCCCGTAAGGACGTGTTTGCGTTGTCTTGTATCTTCTTGCATACATTCCTTGCGAATTGGACCGACCCCACTAGCAAAGAATTAGCGAAAAAGCCAACCTGGAAAAAAGGCAAAGGTTACGCTGCTTTTAAGCCGATTGCTGCTAGCTTCGCTTGCCCTGGCGTCAAGAAGGTGAAGCGGCGTGATCCAGTATTCGTGTACTACTTGCGGTTGGCAATGGATAAGTTCCCATCCAACTCTACTCTATCCGCCGCAGAGATTGGCAGAAAGATGATAGAGGTTGGATATAAGGTTAACTCCAACAAGCCAGCCGAACTAGCGGCGAAGAAGCTGAATAGGCTGTTTAGGACAGTTGATACCCTTGATCTTGGTAAAGGTGTCCTCTCGACGGTGGTAGAGGAAAAAAAGAAGGTCTTTATTTGGAGTTTGGCAGCTTAATTGTAACTATTAACGAAAAGACCCCGCCAGAAATGGCGGGGTTTTTTCGTTTAATGATTATAAATAAAGTATGAAATATGGATTTATAGAATGGATTAAAATAAGAGAATCCAATGATTTAAGAAACAAAAAACAGGAGTTTGTTGATAGGGTATATGACGTTTACAAAAGTAATCCTAGTCTGAGTGACAAAGAAATAGCTAAAATTGTTGAGCCAAATTATCAAAGAAGAATAACTGTAGATACGAGGATACCAGGAATACTTTGGACTTTTAGAGGACTTCCTGAATTAATTAAAAAGGGCATTGCGGAAAATCCACATTTAGATAATGAAGAACTTGCATCATTATTACAACATACAGATAAAAATGTGTTATGGTGGATGATACATGATGTTAGAGGGAATATACCAAGGGACAAATTGTATCCAATGCCAACAGGAACAGAGCCAGTGCAGGTACAAAGGCAAGCACAAAAACAAAGACAATCGCAACCAGAGCCAACGATGCCGTGGCCGCAATCACTATTTTATGAGCCAGCAGCAAAAGATCAAAGTAATACTGCCAACACTTATTTTGGATATGGAACGGGTGGTGGTAGAAGAGTATTGAGAAAACCACCAAATTCATAAAATAAAAGCCTGCGCAAATACACATGATTGGCTCGCCTGCGTTAGTTCTAGGCTTCTGTCACTACGACGATGAAGATGAATGGTGGGACAAATATCAACTGTTCACGATGGAAAATTATTTAGAATGTCAATATAAATGGCAACCACCTGACCTTAATAATTCGTGGTCATCGAGTATTTATAAAAATCAGGAAGAGTGTGATAAAGCTTCCAAACAAATGCGGGAAGCTGCCCAAAAGTTTAGTAAGTATGCTGATTAAACCTCCACAAACCATTCTAAAGGAATACACTTGACAGATTGAGAGTTACGAGAGTTTGTACTACGTTTGTTTTTATGTGGTTGCTTTAACAACTCAGCGACTCTTTGAGGATGAATGTTGGCAGATCGCGGCTTGCAATTCTTGATTTCAACCAAAAATACGAAACCCGTTGTAATGTATTTTTTAATGACTGATTCGTTTAAGAAAATACCACTTCTCAAGAATGGCGTTTCCCACCCTTTAGAAAACCGTGTTGTTTCCCCTGAATGATTGGGGAAGCCCTTCCTCCTCGCTTCCACATACTGAATCTCGCCTCCTTTGAGTCCAATTATCCCATCTGTATCTCCATCGTCATTCTCTCCTTGCAACTTGATTATTTTAGATTCTGAAATTGTAGCGGCATACTTTACTATCAAATCCCGCTCTAGGACAAGTTCCTCTTTGTGACGCTGTTCAATAAACATATCCGTCTCCAAATTTATCGCATGATTATACTATTGATTTCTGAAATTAGCAAGAGTAACTGGATTTGCCAACGCTATTCTCAGGATCGCCACCAATGATTTTGAGGCGGATAAGTTAAATCGTGAATGTTTGTGAGACTAGGAATATTCAAACGAGAATGTTTAATAAGTTTGTTCCATTCTTTTTTAAATTCTTCTTCTGACCTATTATATTCGTGTCCCCAAGAATTATTTTTATCCACTGTTCCTAGTTTTGCGTTCAAATCTTGATTCCTTTTCAATGTTCTAGAGAAACCAACATATTTGTAATGCAAATTCATTAATTCATCTCGTTCTGGAAACACCACAATGCCGTATGGGGATGCTATGTGTCTCCCTGGATGATAATGTGTTTCTGTAATTTTATTTGGATCAAAGATAGATAATTTGTTCATCATGGCATACGGACGACCCCTAGTTAATTCCTCGTAAATTTGCCGATTAGAATTTGGTAATACCTCACTTATCATTTGAAATCCCAATGCAGGTATAACTGTTATTCCATCTTCTGTGCAGCGTCTCAAGTATTTTGGTAAACCAGGATGATATAAAAATTCATCAACGGGGGTCATTATTACCCAATCGACTTTTCCAATACTTTCTTTCCATACTGAGTTGTGAACTTCCTGAGCGGCTAATACATATGAATCCACATGGCGAAACAGCGGTGGCCTTACCTCTACTTTAGGATTTTTATGTAGTATCTCCAGTGTATTGTCCGTTGAACCGTCGTCATAAAAAACGTATTGATCTACGAGTGAATCATAGTGCTTGAAGAAATATGGCAACAGTAATTCCTCGTTCCAGCAAATCGAATAAAGATGTATTTTTTGTTTAGAATTCATACTCTGTGCTTTTTATTTGCTTAGATGGATTACCAATAACCATAGCATGGGTTGAAACATTCTCTGTAACAACTGCGCCCGCACCCACAACGGCAAAAGTACCGACTTCTATATCTGGTAAAATAACAGCACCTGTGCCTATCATAGCTCCCCTTCTAATTGTCACGCCGCCACCTGTGGTTACACCAGGACCAATAGAAACAAAATCGTCTAATTTAATATGATGCCCTAAACAAGCTCCCCTGTTTATGACCACATAATTACCTAATTTACCATGCGAACCAATTACTACACTTTTGTTAATAAAGCAACCCACTCCATGCTCAAAGACAATGGGTAAGTCATTATTCCTATCGGATAGCAAGGGAAATGGCACTAGACCTAATTCCAGAGCTTCCTTGACGGCCCTGTAGCGGTTAAACGGACTGAATAATGGCACCAAAAACGATCCAGATATCTCTATCGTCAAAGGTTCTAGATTATTGACTATAGTTTCTACAGTAACATTATTTTTCTGACAAACCTCTAAGTAGTCTACTATGAGATCAGACCCACAAGCATACAAAATCATATTCTCTCCATTATTGTATCACATATGTAGTTAATTGCTTCATCAGTAAGACCTGGGTAACATGGTAAACTTAACACTGTATTACACCATTTTTCCACCATAGGCAATGCCTGCTGTTCTCCCCAAGGAGCTACTTGCCTATTCAATGCCGATGGGAAGTGAACTTTGGTTTCAATGCCTTTGGCTAGCAAGTGGGCTTTTAGTAAATCTCGTTTTTCAGTCCTTATGACAAATAGATGATTCATGCCTGGCTGATTTATTGCCAAATCGGGTAATCTATAATAATAAAGATTTGCTATTTTTCTTCTGGTTTCTAGCCAGTAGTCTAGCTGTTTTAGTTTAACTCTGAGTATGGCTGCTTGTATTTCATCCATACGGGATGTGATTTGTCTGCCGTCATGCAAAATATCGTCACAACCTGACAAAGATTTGATGGTGGCGGCGAGAGCTAGATCATTGGTGGTTATGGCCCCAGCATCGCCCATAGCTCCAAGTGTCTTCGTTGGATAAAAACTCCAACATGCCACAGCATGAGATGGTGGTTTCCAGCCGTGTGCATGCGCAGCATCAAATAATTTGCACCGCAATTCTTCTTTAGAAGGATTTCTGCCGTAAAGCAATACAGGCACAGATTTTAAGTTAATATTTAGTAAGTGGCCATTATCATTAATTTCTACGACTTTTACTTTCACGCCAGCTTTATGAAGTCCTACTGCGGTAAGTGGAATTGTATTTCCTTGCACTTCTGCTTCTTGCAAATTCATAGCAAGTGCAGCAAGGGTTAATGCATCTGTGCCGCTAGCGCAAGCCACACAGTATTTTTGCCCACAATAAGATGCCCATTCTTGCTCAAATAAATCTGTTTCTTGACCCCGTAAATAATGACCACTGCTAAACACTCTGTTGATAGCTTCGCGGAGGTCTAAATCTATAGGGGCAATAGCTGGCAACAAATCATTGAATCTTACATGCATACGTTATGTGAGTTATATAAACTTAATTTCTTCTCTTGAAAAACGTATTTCCAAGTTATGACCATCCAGCAGCACGTTCCACAATGGACACGTTTCGAACATTTTCTTAATCATTTTCGGATTATTGCTATTATCGCTCTTGTTCTTTATGGTCATTGCTTCATATTTATAGACGTGTGGGCCATATAAAACAGTCCCTTTTACGTTGTATAAGGCACCGCCTATCGAATTAACGATGACACGCTTGCCACTATCATCTTGAGTCATGGCAACCGCATTAAACGGTATCTGCATGGACACATTATAGTACGAATATATTAAAAACTATAATTATTATTTTAATTCAAGCATAAATAGGGTAAGACAAGAAAAGGAGTTCATATGTCTGGCCCCCCATCATTTGACTTTGATCCACCAGCAGGTCCAGCGGGAACAATAGCTATACCTTACAGTTATAATGTAACAGGACAGTGCTTTTTTGGACTTACTAGCTTCACGGTTCTAACAGGCAGTTTACCGCCTGGAATAACCATAAGTTCATTTACCACTTCTCCTGGTGCGTGGTCTGCTACGCTTTCAGGCACTCCTCTTGGTCCAGTTGCTACATCAACTGGAACCTTTAGAGCAACTGATCCAGGTGGTAATGGGGATTCAGGAACTTTCAGTATTGCTATTGGCGATCCACACTTCATAAGTTTCCGTGGTGAAAAGTTCGACTTCCACGGAGAACCAAATAAGATTTACAACCTATACAGTGATGCAAATGTCCAGATTAATTCACTATTTGCTTCTTGGGAAACAAGCGAAGCTAGTGATTGGACTGCTATGCAAGAAATGGGTATTAAGTTCAGTAACTTAAGAATTAAAATAGATGCTTTGACTCAAACAATAACTATGAATGATATCGTTGTGAATGGGATTGATTTTAGTGGCGGTTTTATCAAGTTAGTTAACGAGATACCAGAAAAGCACCAGGCTATAAAACAACAAGGATTTGAAGAATTTATTAGTGGTATAATTATTAGATTTTATAACTACGAATATTTCATTGCTTTTACTACCGATCACATTAATCCAGTTTGTCTTAATATAATGCAGCACATTGTTGGCGAGGTAGATGCTCATGGAGTTGTAGGACAGACGGCAATGTATAAGGGGCCACCGAGAAAATCTATGGGTCCAAATGGCGCAGGCATTATTCAAGGTTCATATAGGGATTATGAAGTATCTGATCTTTTCGATGATGACTTCAGGTTTAACAAGTGGATGCCAATAGAGAAACTATCAGCTTGATTACTGTCTAATTATTTACTATTTTATAGTAAATATAATATGAATTTCAAATGGTGGTTCTGTTTAGCTGAAAGCCAATTATTAAGCGAAGACTTCAAAACTCAAAGGGAGAAGTTTATAGCACAGGGTATTGCGGCTAACATAGTTGACAACTACTTAAACACCTTCAAAGAGATTAAAGACAAGAAATATAAAGAAATATTTGCCAATGTAGCTGGTGTTACAGTCCCTTCTGCCCAACGCATCAATGTAGACGCCTATACGGACTTCCATGAGCTAGAAAGGGTTGTAGATTACGTCAGGGGTCAAAGAGACTTATCTAAGGCCAAGTTTACCGATGTTACGTTCTCTGGCAAACCAATTTACACGGGCAATGGCCTGGAAATCTATTATGCTGATTCACCAAGAGCCTGTATTCAATATAAGGGCAGTGTCCCTTATAGCTGGTGCATAGCCCGCTCCGACACTTCTAACATGTTCTACACTTATCGCTACAAGGAACACGAACCAGCCTTTTATTTCATCAAAGACCTGGAGAAGACCAAGGCAGAATTCGGCTTGTGGAACGCCACCAAGACGGTCTTTTCGGGTAAATTCAGGGATAAGTACCACTTTTTCGTTGTTCAAGTTGTTAAGAATGCAGACCCAAACGACCCGAATAAAAAGCAGTATGTTGTAACTTCGGCTCAGAATGACGGCGATCAGCAAATGAATTGGAATGAATTGGTTGCCCTTGAGCCTAAGTTGCAGAACTTACAAAGTGTCTTGGTGAGCAAACCACTAACCACACAAGAAAGGCAGGATTATGACAGGTTTAAAGATGGCATAAACGACGAACAATTCTCTAAACTAGATTATAGCGAAAAGAATCGCTATTTAGATATTGCGGTTCGTCTGGATCAGGCATTATCGACGCAGCAATTCCAGATGCTACCAGACGATCTCAAGAATAAGTATATAAGTTTTGGTGTCGGTTTGAACGAGGCTCAATATGGAATGATTTTGCAGAACAAGCCACTACTCAAACGTTACCAGGACATAACACTTAGGAAATTTGATGAAGCACTTAAGTCTGAACACGATATAGGTTTTACGCCTTCAGAAATTCAAATAATTATTAGTTCGCCTGATTTTGCTGAAAAAATGCAAGCAACGGAGAATCATGATCTGGTTAGTAAGATTGTGGAGTCGTATCCTGAATCGGCAATTAAGATAGCGTCGGTGATGTTGCCAGAAACGCTTGATCCAAGGATGATTCGAACACTCATTGATCCTGTTGATGATATAAATACCAAAGCACAAATCGGTTCAGTTATTATTGATAAGCTAGGCCAAGAGTTTAATTTGGAGGACATGGAGGCTTTATTTCAAACTGATGATGATGATTATTACAACAGGAATTACGATCCTGCTTTTGGAGAACAACATAAATTAAAGCAGTTTTGGGAAGCGATGGGAGAAAAGCTAATCCAGGTAAAGGATTTGGATGATGATGAAGTTCACTTCTTATTGAACGCAACCAAGAGTGAGAAATTGGCCCATATGTTAGTGGCCAAACATGGCAAGAATCTATCGCATGGTGCAGTTGTTGCCATGCTTCACAATGTTAAAGGTAATGAAGCGGCGAAACTTGCGATGAGTATGAAAGATAAACTTTCGCCTGAAGAATATCAAGAAATGCTTAAGTCGCATTACACTATGTCATCTAGAAGGTCAACGGGCGGCGATGCGTCTAGAAAATCTAAAGAAAAGTTCTATGGCGCGATGGGACATCACGCAGAGGTGCTAACATATCCAGACGGCCATCGTTGGTTTGAAGGTGCAAAAGAAATGGACCCCGATAGCATCAAGAATGACCATCTATTCTATCTTTTATCTCCTTCAGGAGAAATTGAAGTTGGTTTGCAAGTCGTCAATGGAAAAGCATCAGTGATGCACGCGGAAGGGAAATCCTTGCATGATGCAATGGATAAGAACCCGAAAGCGTGGAAACCAGAAGATTTAAGTCAATATTATAAGCATCCTTCGAAGTGGAATGATTACATTGTAGATTTTATTAGTCGAAAACCAGATATTGTAAAACGAGTTCATTCAATAAGTCCTGATTGGCACCTTGGTAATTTAACTCCAGAACAAAAAGAAAAACTCTTTAGGGAACGTCCAGATGCCATGCCGAAGGTTGATTTTCAGACTTCGGAAGGTTATTCTTGGTCATATAGCGGTCACAATTATCAGTTATATGATGACCACTGGCAACCTATTCTAAATTTCGTGATAGACGACAACGATATCAGCCGTGGTAGTTGGCACAGCCCTTCTATTTCGCAAATGTTTATTGGTAAGCAAGAAATTGATAAGCCTAAGTTCAGCAAAGCGACAGCAGAATTGATATTGAACAAGGGCTTTGAGCATATTGACAGTAGAGAAAAGAACGATTATCAATGGAAATTTGATGATATGCTACCAGAGCATCAACAAATGGTCCTAGAGAAACACCCAGGTTTTAACGACCCATATAGTTATATCCAGAAAAAGTCTGATTCAAAGGAAAAAAGTCTTAATATGATGGGCGGCGGGATGGGGTATGGCATGAAGGTTTTAGATGATGATGATACCGTAATCCTCGATGCCCACCATACAATCCAAGAAAAGGATTTGCTGACTGCTAACTTTTTCGCAAAAGGACTGCCCGTTCACGACAAACTTGAAACTCGAAGAATTGTTGATTTACTAAGTACGAAAATTCACGGAATTTATGGCGGGGGTGATAAGTGGGAATTCGAGAAACTGGCAAAAGAAGGCGATCTGAATACGTTGAAAAAGAAGTATCCATTTGCAGACGAAGAGATGATGAACCTCTCCCGTGAACATGGCTACCGCACCTCTGATGCTCTATCACATGGGATCGGCAAGGTTGTCATGCCGCAGGTAATGAAGCTGCTGTACGAAGAACTAAAACCTTATGAAACAGATAAATTCAAGATCGTTTTCAGAGACGGAAAGATAGAATTCGAAACATCTTACGAGCAGATGGCCGAAGAGTACAAGAAGAATCATTCTTTGAAGTCATTTATGGATGAATATAAGACCTGGAGACAGGGTTTGAAAGTTAATTGGAGAGATTTCTTTACCAAGCTCGATAAGGTTGAACGAAATATCGACAAGGGAGCATTCAAGAATGCGATCAGCAGCTCCCTTGACCACAGCAGAGCAGAGAAATATACTACCGACAGCCGCATCTAAAACGTCTCTTCTCTCCAAAACTCTTCACCTTCCATGAAGTAATGCACAACAGTTTTACCCGTCGTAGATGGATACTTACGATCTACCATAATCTTTCCAGAGTGGCACTTCCTGTGACAGTTAGAGCAAATACATAACATGTTGGAATTTATATACTTGCCGCCATCTTTTCCAGGTATAATACGGTGGGCATCCAGTAGATTCTGGTCATCTTCGCCACAAAAGAAGCACCTTTTATGAGATAGTTTGTAAATTTTCTTTCTCGACAACTTCATTCCTATATTGTATATAGTTTATGAACTTCGCGCAATGGTATTTTGAGAATGGTCCTGATCCTAAACAACAGTTATTTCCTTGGGCCACAGAAGAAGAACCGCTTGATTATAAGCGTCTAGCGCGATATAAAAGCCCTGAAAATTACATTAAATCGCAAGTAAAGGGTGCAAAGCAAACAGAAAAAGCGGCTCAAACAGTTGTTGCTGCCCCACCTAACAGTTTCATGTCAGGTAAAGAAGATGTAGAAAGAATATTTCATAGTGAAGTTATTATTCCGCCAAAACAGTTTGCCAATGGGCAAGTCAGACCAGAAAGACATATTGCCTTTGTTTTGCTGAACAAGACTGATCCACTGGTCAATGGCAATAAAAGACTAATTGCAATTTGGCAGGGCGACCCCACGAATCGACTTACAAAGAATGATGTGCTAGGCCACATGTACGATGTATTAGGCGGCATCCTCTTTAAAGGATCATATTTAACTCACGCTTGGATTGATCCAAACTACAAAGGACCAGATGTAAATTTGTATAGAGATTTAAGGGAATTTGCCAGGAAATATTATGGGGTTATAGGGACAGAGCCTGGTGATGAATTAACAAGTAAAAGCTATAGAGCATCACAAGCTAAATACGATTGGAAGCGATTCCAACAGCAGCAGTTTATCCATAAACCTTAATGAATACCTCTCCCCACACTTCTGCTCGCCCCATTACTTCTTGAAAAGTTCGTTGGTTACGGATGCTGGTAAGTTGATGGATTAATTTTACTTCCTGTTGTTGGAAGTAGGATGGTGGTTTACCAGCCCTAATTGCCTTGATACATTCGTCGTATTCTGGTAGTTTTGCTGTGAAGTGCCAGGCGGTCAATTGTGCTGGACCTCCTTTTGAACGTGCATCTTGTGCAATTTTCGCTGCACCTTTCTTTCGATCTTCGCAGAATTGCACGTTTTCATCCTGTTTTCTATTTACATGTTCATTGAAAGTGTGCATAATCTATTTACTATGATTCACTACATTCTTTGTTGGTTATTTGGACATAAGTTTGTGCATAAAGTCCACACTGGAAGAACTACAAAGTATTTCATGGGTGATGCTTACAACGCTAATGTTTATAAATGGGAACAATTACCATTCTGTGTTCGTTGCGGTAAACCAAATGTAAATTACGAGTATCAAAAATGAGAAAAACAGTTTGTTATTGCGACATTTGCAAGAAAGAAGTTAAAGAAGTTGATTTACGGCTTTTCGACAGTTACGAAATATGTTTATGTTGTAGAAGAAATATAATTCATCGAGTTATAAAAGACAAACCTTTTATTTTGACGCCCTGGTGTAAAGTTTGTAACGGCATGGGAATTATTAGGGAATCTATTGATTGTGGTTATGACCACAACCAATATGAAACCAAGAAATGCGAGAATTGCAAGATATGATGGAAAATCCTGGCTACCACCTGGAAGAAATCCTCCGTGGAAAATATGGTGAGATTTCCAAAATTCTAGAAGAAGCCGCCGAATTAAAAGATGCAATGAAGCAAGGCAATAAGATTATGGTTCTTATTGAACTATGCGACGTTATTGGTGCCATCGACGGCTACTTGGACAATTATTATGGGGACAAGATCACCATAGATCATCTTATAACAATGGCATTTACTACAAAAAGAGCCTTTAGTTCAGGACACCGAAAATGATTGAAAAAGTAAAAAATCTTTTGCTTGGCAAAACTATCGAAGAAGTAGAATTTAGTTCATGGCAAGCTACAAATGACACTTTAATCTTACGATTTACAGATAAAACGCATATCAAAATCATGTCAGACCCGAATATGACATTTGATGGGCTGGCATTTTATATCAAAAAGTCCAAAACTGTAACCATTGACCAGGAATATGACGAAGAAATAAGTAATTAGAATGTCTAAAACTGTAACCATTGACCAGGAATATGACGAAGAAATAAGTAATTAGAATCCGTAACCAGTCGCTAGTCCTTGACTTTCAAGCCATTGCATGTATTCATTCCACCAACCCTTGGTTTTAAGTTCTTGGACAAACTGCTCATAGCCACCTTCCATCATACGACGATTTTGCGATTCGCTCAAATATCCACTGTGGCCAATCCACTCTTTAAAGCAAATTTTCATTATAATTATGTAGGGTGAAAATGATAGATTATGAAAAAATCGCTGCTGCAATAAGACACTATAACGAAGCTGGTTTTAAGTATATTGACGTTCCTTGGATCATTTCCAAGGAATCCATGATAATTACTGCACCGCCTGGAGTCCGTCTATTCGATACTTTTGCGGGTAGTCTTGTAGCTTCTGGCGAACAATCATTCCTTGAAATCAGGAAAGAACTCTTAAAGGCTGATGGCTTTCCAGCTTTATATCAGTGTGTAACGCCTTGTTTTAGGGATGAGACTAATCCTGACGACCTGCACCTTCAGTATTTTATGAAAAATGAGCTAATTGGTATTAACTGGCATACCTTTGAGAATAAGGAAAAGGTTCCTTGGGCATTGCTTAATTTCGTTATTCGAAAGGCTTTAGATTACTTCAAAATCTACGCTTATGAGCCAGAGGATGAACTCAAGGTGATAGATGCTCCGATGCCTAATTCTGTGGTAAATCATGATATTACGATTAGGGGTATTGAAGTTGGGTCTTACGGCTATCGTTATACTGATGATTTTGCTTGGGTTTATGGGACTGGTGTTGCTGAGCCAAGATTAACGCAAGTTCTTACTACGAAATAACTATGTTATTTCATGCTGTATTTATTATCGTTATTGGTATGTTTTGCTATGGAAGACAAAATGTATAATCTTTTAGAAAAGTCCCAATCCGCTGCTTTTGGCACGATGTATGGGGATGTGCCTTTTACTTCTCTGGTTCCATACGTTTTAGACGGCAAGGGAAGACCAATTCTCTACATTAGTGAATTAGCCATTCATACTAAGAATATACATAAGAATCCCATTTGTAGTCTTATGGTTGGTAAAGAAGACAAAGATGACGTGTTTAATAGTCAACGAATCACATTTATAGGCAAAATAGAAAAAATTCCAGAGAAAGATATAGCAGAAGCCAAGAAAGCGTATTTGAAGAAATATCCTACCGCAGAGATACTTATGGAAATGGAACTTGAAGACTTTTCCTTGTATAGAATAAAAATCACTAAAATATACTATGTTGGAGGATTTGGTGATATTAGTTGGATTGCTTTAGACGATTATTTAAAACATTGGAAGTAATATGTTATTAGAAATAGCTGTTGGAGACGCATACGGAGCTTGTTTTGAGTGGATTGAAAAATGGATGATCCTGCCTGAGAATAAACTGGAATATAAGGCTGTGGCTCCATCGGTAATCAAGCCAGGATGTTATACAGACGATACCCAAATGTCTTTAGCAATTGCTGAGTTGATGCTAGAAGGTGCTGATTGGACGCCTTATAATTTAGCCAAAAAATTTGTTGAGTGTTTTCACCGTGACCCAAGGCGTGGATATGCACCAGGCTTTCAGATGTTCTTAGAAAATGAGGCAAAAACCCCCGAAGATTTTCTTGCCAAGATTAAACCGACTAGCGACCGTTCTGGCGCAGCCATGCGTGCTGCCCCATTAGGTTTAATTTTTGATATAGAAGAACTAAAAGATAAATGTCGCATTCAGGCAGCAATGACGCATGATACATATGAAGGACATGGCTCCGCTTTGTGTGCGGCGGGCATGACTCATTACTTTCGTTATAACATTGGACCGAAAGCGGAGTTGTTCGATTGGTTACACAATCTCTATCCGATGGGATGGATTCCCATGAGCATAGAGCAGTTAGGAAAGTATGACCATATTCCAGTAAAAGGTTGGCCTTGCGTAATTGCGGCAATTGATGCTATCATGCGAAGCAATAGTCTATCGGAAGTTCTGGTCAATTGTGTCAATTTCGCTGGCGATGTTGATACAATTTCTGCGATAGCAATGGGTCCAGCCAGTTTTTGTAAGGAAATCAAGAACGACATTCCGCAATGTCTAATTGATGGTCTAGAAAATGGGACTTATGGCAGAGATTATATTGTTGAATTAGATAAAAAACTCTTAAGCAAGGAATTCTAAAAATGATTAATTTGATTAAATTGGTTACTGGTGAGGAAGTGTTATCCAAGTATGAAGAAAACGATACTACGATGACTTTGAGCAATCCAATGAGATTGCAACTGTCCCCGAAAGGGCTGGCGATGATTCCGCTGTCGCCGTTCATGAAAGAAAATGCCAAGATAATTATAGAGAAGAAAAATGTTCTTTATATTGTTGAAGCTGACGAAGATGTTATCAACGGTTACAACAGTCAATTTGGTGGCATTGTAATTGCTCCTCCTGGCTTGGTACTTGACTAATGGAAATCTTTGAAGTTCATATAACTGGTGATGAAAAGATCATAGAAGCAGCAAAGCCATTAAATATTAGAACAATAGTTATAGATTTGGTCAAACCTGACAAGTCATATTTTCGCACAGAGTATATGACTTCTCAGGCTTGTCGTTTTAACAATTATGATGAATGCAAGCTCTATGTCGATGATATTGTCGCCAAATTAACGGCTGCGGGTGTCAATATTGTGCGAGTTAAGATTGAATGTCCTTATTACCCACAATATAAAGATAGAAGTTTGTATTTTGAAGTTCATTACGGTGCTTACAACAATACTTACCCATTGAGCAAAAACAAGGGAAAAAACCATTTTCTTTGTACCGTGAGAGAGTATAATAGAAGCAAGTATGACGATCTTGCCAGGAAGCATCTTCATTTTTTACCCACAATGGAATTGTGTCTCTATGACACAAATGTAGAAGAAGACAAGGATTGGTTTGATCTTTATGAGTGATAAACCTCTCACTTGGGATGATTTGTTTCCTGAACCACTTTGGGAAACTCCTTGTTTTATGGGCAGTAAGAGAAAGGTTTGTCTGGTCTGTGGATCAGCAAAAGCGATTTCTGTTCTTAGAACAACTAGCACAGAGATATTCCCAATTTGTTCTGGTTGTTCTTTTAATTGGAATTTCTATGGATATGAAATTCTTAAAAAAATCAAACCAAAAACACTTATATGGAGTATAATTAAGTTTAAATTAATACATCCTTTTTATGATAGTCCCATATCAATATATAAGAATCTCAAGACCATAAATATTTGGTCTAGTAGGATGAAAAGGTATTTAAAGTCTAGAAAGGAATAATCATGAATAAAGACCTTGAGAAGAAATTAATTGATGAATTTCCAACATTCTTTAGAGATATGTATGGCGACATGACTAAAACATGTATGCATTGGGGTTGTGCGCATGGTGACGGTTGGTTTAAAATACTCCACAACGCTTGTAAGAAAATTGCCAAGATTGATAAAGGCGCTTTTTATTTTGAGCAAATTAAAGAGAAGTTTGGTGGTCTAAGGCTTTACTGTGCAGGCGGAAATGAAAAAATATATAAGATAACTGATGAAGCGGAAAAAGAATCTTATAAGACTTGTGAGCATTGCGGCACTAAGAAGGACGTAACGACAGAAGGCAAAGGTTGGATTTTAACTTTATGCAAAACATGCAGAGAAAAGCCTCTTTGACAATGGACAAATTTGTAGTATTGTATAGCGGGAGGTACTGCAAATGGACCAAGATGAAGTTCTGAAAAAGCTGATTCTGCACGGTGTCGCCAAGTTGGACTTGGATCAGGCAGTAGAAAGACCTTTTTCTATCCGAGAAGAGAAGGAGATTCTTGATAGATTCTCCGATGTTGATTGTAATGACACGATTCACCTTTCAATTTATAAAGAGCGAAAAGAGTCAGATCGGCTTTTTTCAAAGGGAGCGTTTAATCGCTTCCTGCACACTGTTCGCCTATTCATAGGTGGGCGTATCCTTGGTTACTTCCGCAAATATAATGACTGCCCGCAAGTTGCGGTTGTTACTATTACTGTTGAGTACATGACGAAAGAAGAATTTGACAAACATACATGGTCACGAACCTTGTAGTTTGTCTATAATGCCGTCAATTTCGGCTTGGATTTGATTGATTTTCTCCCTTTTTTGTGGGTCAAGATGGCTCAAATGGTTACAGGTATTTGCTAGACGGGTTAAGTTAAAAATGATATCTTGATCGACTTGGACACCATGCGCAATCCTTAAAAATCCTCTAACTCCACGCAACATGTCATCGGCGTCGGTGGCTGCTCTAAAATCAGATGATGTATATTGGCCCATACGATCTCTGGCTTTTTTGAGAGTTTCAATTGCATCATTATTAACGTATTGATTTGTGGCTTCTAGCCAAATAGAGAACTTTTTCACATGTTTATTTATGAAAGAAAGGGCTTAAATGAGAACTAATTTATTGGAAGAATTGAAGCTAGGCAAGAAGATCAAAGTAAAACATCCAGAGTATGACTTTACAATTCATGCACAAGTCAAGCTGGAGGATGGCAAAACGGAGCCGACTATTAAACTTGAAAGGATCAACTTGCCACAGAAGGCAAAAAAGGGAGAAAAGTACCTTTTGAAGCTAGTTCATATTTACTGTTTCGACGTGATGTGCAATAATCTGCTTGATGACGTATTGAAGAGTCGGGAATATCAAAAAGTCATGGGTGGATTGTATGATAAGCAAACAGTTAATCGCTAGCATAATGAGCGACAAGCCAGATGCCGATGCAAACTATATTTATAAAAAGCTAAAAGAAAACGAAGATATTACAAGTAGTATTAAATCGGCAAATAAAGAAATAGAGGCAGAGTGTAAAAAACACGAAACTACAATAAAGGAAATAAAGCTAAAGATAACCACACTGCAAAAAAAGTGCGCTCATTGGTCTAAAACATACCATCCAGACCCATCTGGAAACAATGATTCATATTATGAATGTGAAAGCTGTGGGAAGTATTTATAAAAATAAGCCCTGGCAAAAGACGCCAGGGCTTATTTGTTAAAGCATTCCTTTAACTTTATTGACCACATGTATGAATTGGTTTCTTATCTTGTGTTTTTTCCATTGCCAACGCTGTATTTCTTGGTCGCATTCGGCTATATCTTGGTTCAGGTTTTCAACCACTTGCATTAGCTGGGTGATTTGGGGTTTGGGCTTCTGTTCAATCCTTGTTTCAAAAAAGTCATCCTTGGTCAGTGTTCGCAGTGTCAGCATGGTTCGATCTCCTAATCCAGTTGCGAATCTCGAAACGATACGGTTATTCTTGTTTTAGACGCTCCAACGTCAATAGAAAAATTTGAATTTTTCTATTTTACTTTTGTCGCCTATATCTCTATGCAATTCTCGTTCCACAAATCAAAAATTTGTGATGTTTGTCGTATCCTTTTACTCTATTTAATGTTATGAGAAAAACCAAAGATTTAGATGAGTTCTTCTTGGAACGTAATGGTGAGCGGGTTAAGGTCGTTTCTTACGATCTTGAACTGCTTTCGCCCACGTCCCTTGCTTATTGGGCTGGGTTGCCCGCAAGTAAAATCACACTTTCGGGAATGATCTTTCTTTGTGATCGTCTGTCTAGTTTTTTTTACGGGGAAGGCCAAGACCTGCGTGCGAAGCCAGTACCACCTGACCTTTCAGAAGTAATTATTGAAGTTTGGCATACCAATGACAGAAAACTTTATACATTTGAACATAGTTTCAGATTGTATAATGTCGTTCCAGGGAATGTTCATGTTCATGTTCATGTGGGCTATATCGACCTTGGTTTTGACAAAATCGAAATTTGCGAAGCGGACAAGAGACGGGTTACGATTAATGAGGATTGTTGGTTAAACCCAGAATATTTAAAGGAGACTAATGAATCTAAAGTTATACTCAATGAAAAATGATCTATTAGAATTGTCGATAGAACCAGCAAGACCACAAATCAAGATAGCAGAAATATTTTTTGAAGACGTTTGGCATCCCTGGCACTGCGATTGGCAAAAATTGATAATCAAGGATTTCCATGAAGATTTTGAGACGGTTAAAAATAAGATTATTCAATACTACAAAGATGAAAAGAACAGTTGCACATTAGAAAACGGTGGAATTATACGAAAACCAGGACGGGCAGAATTAAGCACTACGGAAGAGGAATGGCAACTCGATAATTGTAAAATCGTGGATTGTCAAATTGATGAAGAAAACAAAAAGATTGAATTAGGATTGTGGTATGATGGAGTTTCTTATAAAGTGTTGAAGAGTGAATATTGATCCAAAAAACTTGTTGATTTTTCGTGTTCAAAACGGTAGCATGTCATCAACTCAAAGGAGATTCCCATGTCTGATGAAGTCAACATTACCGCCAGCATTCCCAAGGCGACCGAAATCGCTTTTTGTTTTGACACCACAGGAAGTATGCAACCATGCATAGCCAATGTCCGCAAGCATATAGAGAAAACCTGTGAAGAACTATTTAAGGATATTCCTGGTCTAAAGATCGGGTTTATCTCTCATGGTGATTATTGCGACAATGATAATTGCTATCACGTCCAGATGTTCACCAATGATGAGAAAAAGGTTTATCAATTCATTCGTAACACGCCAAATACTGGTGGCGGCGATGCGCCTGAGTGTTATGAACTAGCTCTTAATCTAGCCAAGACACTAGGCTGGACAGTTGATAAGAAGAACCGTGGCGTTCTTGTTATGATTGGCGATGCCGAACCACACGATAAGGATTATCCACAGAATAAAGATAAACTTGAGTGGAAGAAAGAGCTTGAAGACTTGAAGGAAATGGGTGTCAATGTCTATCCACTTCAATGTCTTTATAATGGACGAAATGATGGTCCCAACAAGTTCTGGCAGTCGATTAGTCAGATCATGGACACTCCGCTTTTGAAGTTGCAAGACTTTGAAGAAGCTAATTTGGCAGTCCGCTCTTATGCTCACGCATCTGGCGGTTCTGCTAGATATGCAGCCTATGAAAAGAAACTGGTAGACGAAGGCACTTCAATGTCTCCGTCTATTATGTCTTTGAATGCTGCTCTGCGTGATGAATCGAGCAAGTATGACGTAATCGAAGAGATTACTGGCGAGATTACTGGCGAGATTCCTGTTGCCACCTCTGCTCCTAAAGTCACACCAACCAAGAAGCCAAGGGGCAGGCCGAAGAAGGAAAAGCTATAATTTGGTTAGACTTTATAAGTTAATAGGTATTTCTAATGTTCAAAATTCTTTCCATAGACGGCGGTGGAATGCATGGTTATGCGGATTTAATAATCTTGCAAAAAATAGTTGATAGGTGCCCAAAGTTCCTTGAGAATGTTGATTTAATTGCGGGAACTTCAATTGGCGGTATTCTTGCTCTTGGGTTTGCATTAGGGCATAGCGTCAATGAAGTAAGCCAGAATTTCATAAGGGGTATCCCATTAGCCTTTAATACAAATACAGCAAGGCTTATTGGATTCTATGCTGGTATTTGCCCAAAATACGACAATAGCAAATTCAAGGTTTTTTTGCGTAGTGTTTACGGTTCCGCCAAAATTGGAGACTTAAAGAAAAAGGTGGTAATTCCCACTTTTTGTTTGGATGATGAAGCTTCTAGCCATCGCCGTTGGCGAGCTAAAATATTTCACAATTTTGAGGGTGCCGATAGTGACGGAAATACTAAACTGGTAGATATGGCGATGGCCACATCTGCGGTCCCTGTTTTCTTCCCAACATACGATAAGTATGTTGATGGGGCATTGATAGCAAATAATCCAGCACTATGCGCGGTTGCACAGACACAAGACCCACGAAACACTGAAATCAGGCCCAATAGAAACGAAATAGCAGTTTTGTCGATTGGGACAATTAGAGATATTTATATTGAGCAAAAAAATGCGCAATGGGGTTATTTCATGTGGTCACGCTCTATTTTTCACATAATTACAGAGCGAGATACACTGGTAACAAACTATATGGCCAGCCTGCTTTTGGGCGACAATTATCATCGTATAGAACCAGTGATAAATGGCCCTATGGATAACTTTGAAGAAGTGTCAGCCATTGCGCAAGTTGGCAAAGATTATCCAATAGAAGACACCATTAAATGGGTAGAAAAACATTGGAGATAATATGCAATTAGAATTGTTTGCGAAGCGTTATCCAGAAATTGCTGATATCAAGCAGTATGCAAGAATCGGCTGTGGTAGTACCCAGCTAGACGGTTGGTACTATCCAGGCGAACTAAGAAAAATTGCCGATTTCTTAGAAAAAGTAGAAAAGGATTTCTACAATTGGTATGCTGAAGTCAGAAAACTTGACGATCAGCTTGAAGAAGAACCTGTCAATATATATTGGCATGACTTCTGTGACGGTAAAACACCGCACCAATCTTATAAAGAAAGTGGAAAAACATATGGAAGAAAAAAGATTAAGCTAACAGAACCAGTGGTAGATTAACCTACAACGGAGGTTGTTTTAGATAATGTTCAATTCACATCTTCCATTAGACACAGCAGAAAGCATCGAGTCCTACAAGTATCATGATCCAAGAATCCTTAATGAAGAAAAAAATCTGCTTTTTAAGAGCATGTGGAACTATGTGGGCAGAAGAGACGAATTGCCAAAAGTAGGTTCATATTTCACAACCATTATAAATGATGAACCAGTCGTTGTTGTAAGAAATGAAAATGGCATTGCTGCCTATTCAAACGTTTGTCGGCACCGTGGGACTGTCCTAGCAGAAGGTTGTGGACATACGAACAAATTCATATGTCCTTATCACGGTTGGACTTATAACTTGAATGGAGAATTACTTGGTTGCACAGAGCCTGATGGTTGGCAAAAACTGGATAAAAAAGCGAACCATTTACCTTCTTTTGAGGTCCGTAGTATTGGCCCGTGGCTTTTCGTAAACTCCAAACAAAACATTCCTTGGGAGCGATTTATCAAGGGATTGGTGCTACCGCCGTTGGATAGATTTGAATGGAAATGGAGAGAAGTTTTCCACGTCAAATGCAACTGGAAGGTATTCGTAGATAACTACGTCGATGGTGGGTATCATATTCCTTATGCTCATAAGGGTTTGGCTGCTGTAGCCGACTATTCCAAGTATGAGACGAAGCTAGAAGAATTCATTATAAGTCAAACGGTGCCCCTAAACCATGAAGGTTCAATGCACGGCGTTCGCAAGGGAATGGCGTACTATGTTTGGCTATTCCCTAACTTTATGATTAACGTATCAGAAGGCACAATGGATACAAATTGGGTTGTGCCTATTGATGCGGAAAATTGCAAAGTTACATTTGACTTTTACTTCACGCCTGAATTTGATAAGACTCACCAACACGATAGCAAGATGGTGTCAGACCAAATTCAGGAAGAAGATATAAAAATATGTGAAAGAGTTCAATTAGGGTTACACAGCAGTCGATACAGTGTTGGACGCTATCATAACCCAAGGGAAGCTGGCATCTACCATTTCCATAAACTCTTACATAGGTTTATAGGATGAGTAAAGAAGAAAAGGAAACCGCACATTTCCATTCTGGTTGGGACCATTTCACCCCTGAACCTGGCAAGCAAAAGGAAATGTTTTGCCGCGTCTGTAAAGAGAAGATGGACGTGCAAAGAAATCTAAATGGACCTACAGGTTTTGTGGAGGCTATGGGTAAAGGGAAACATGCACATGATAGTTTCTCTTGCCCATTTGCGCAAGAGGACTGGCATAATCAGGTGCGTGTTCTTTTGGAGAGAATACAGAAGGAAACCAGTCGCACCATAGCGAAGCTGCTTAAGAAGGAAGCTAAGCAGGTTTTGAAGACACGGAAAACCACCTTAAAGCGATATTGGAAAGGATCATTCCTATGATATCTTTCGACGTTGCTAAAGTAGACAAAGTTCAGGGATTTCAGAAATTCCTTTATGAAATAAGGAATAAAAGTGGCGGTCTGGTCATGTCGCTGATTATTCCGCCAGTTTATAAGGATTTAATGCTAAATCCTAAAATAGAAGACGTTATTGATGAAAGTCAAGACTTCTACCTCTATGGTTGGTATAATCAACACAGTTTTCCAATCTATGTTGACAAAGAATTAACCGACTCTATTTACATTATTGGCAACATCAAGACAAACAAAGTCAAGGTGCATAATGGATAATGACTTGCGAGAAATGTCCGATATGCAACTCATAGACGAAGTGATGAAGTTGCGGGCAGGCATTCGCAAGCATCGTGACCAGAAAGCTGACGAAAATTGCTGGTTAGATGACCAGTTTTATCTCTATGGATTACTTCCAGAGAAGATAAATGCCGACCCACAGTTGCCAGACAAAGACTTGATGATGATTAATTGCTCACGCTATTACGATTGTCGTAAAGCTGGGAAACTTTACATTCCTTTAACGGAGTTGCCAAATGACGATCAAAGAAACAATCCGAAAACAGATAGTCGAGACTACAAAGTTACGGATGGAGAATCAGAAGAACGTCCTTAAAGTTGTTCTTGGTGAAATCGAACTTCAAGAATCCAGAAACGGTAAACAACTTACCGACGACGATTGCTACCGTGTAATTCGGAAAACGCTCCAGGGCGTCGAAGAAATGCTTACATACAAGCCCAATGACCCTAAATTCGAAGCTGAGAAAGCTACACTAAAGGGGTTACTGCCCAAAGAATTTGCAGCAGAGGATTTGCAAGCCGTTCTATCTTCCAAGATAGACGAAATCAAAGCTGCTAAAAACGATGGTCAGGCTACTGGCATTGCTATGAAATTTCTCAAAGAGAGAAATATTAGTGTTGATGGCAATGCTGTAAAAAAAGTTGTTATGGAAATCAGAGCGAACTGAAATAAATAGTGAGGTGAATTATGGAACAAGAGCTTAAAAATATCTATGAAAAGGTACTTAAGGAATGCACTAATGGACATTTTCACGAAGATTTGAGAATTTTATATCAAGCGCAAAATCGTAACAAAATTGATTGGGTACGATTCCCTTTTTGGGCAGTCCCAAACGCAGAAGTAGAGGGGTGCCATGAAGGATAACGTATACGCCAAGAAAAGCCGTGCGGAATATATGTATCTTATTCCCGAACTAAAGAAATGGTTGGGTGTAGATTGTATAGTATTCTTCAAGAAAGTCAAAGCAGAACCCAATGACGCATGGAATGAAGGTGGTATTCCGCACTGCATTCACTCACTAGAAAGAATGCAAATTAGAAATAAATTAAGAGACATGACCAATAATGAATGGTCAGTTTATGAATACGACAATACTTGGACTGATATAATCGAGGAATGTATATGCTAACGTTGTATTATGTTCAGGTCCGTCGAGGCGGATTCCAGAACCCTGCGCCGTGGGGCGATAAAGGGAATCCATTTCATACTTTGGCATCAGCTAAGGATCATGTTAAAGGCATCGCTGAAATGGCGGATGCGCAAAACTGTGTTATTGACTATATGATTACTGATGAGTCGGGAAACGTTATTGCGAGTGGCTAATGATACAATTCTACAAAATAACTGGATTTATAGCACTAATGGCTGGATGGCCATTAGCCTATTTATATCCAGATTTATACCCGACACTTATTTGTTGGGGCTATACTGGCGGCGCATATGCTCTTGCCATCCATCGTTTAGAGCAAGCGCTCGCTTTGTCCTCTCAGAAAAATCCTTGAGATAAGCCGCATATTCTTCATCGTTAAGGTCGTATTGAAGTCGGCACGACTCCAATAGAACTGCACAAGATGCCCGTGACCACTTACGGTCAATTCCTTCTAATTTAGGCGTTCTGTCTAGCCAATAGTTTTTCATAAGCAGCCCCTTACAGCATTAACAGTTACATCTACTTCATCTTTGTTAAACGTTAAGTGTGGTCTAAATCGTATGGATTTTTCGCCACATTTCAAGCAGAAGATTCGCTCATTCAGTTTGGTCAAGAATTTGTTACGTTCTTCGGTTGTGGGAAGGTCGAAGGCTACCATTAGCCCCCGACCTCTCACATTTTTAAGCGGCAATTTAGCTAACTGTTCCAAAAAGTAACTTCCAACCTCTTTAGCGTTATTGACAAGATTATCTTCTTCGATAATCTTAAAGTAAGCAGTTGCACGGACCATATCAACTAAATTACCACCCCAGGTCGAATTAATACGGCCTGAAACTGTGAAGACATTATTAGGCACTTCATCAATTCTGCGAGTTGAGCAGAACCCACAAACCTGAGTTTTCTTGCCAAAGCAAATCATATCAGGAATGATATTGAAGTGTTCGTAGGCCCACATTTTACCTGTTAGACCTACACCTGTTTGTACTTCGTCTAATATGAGCATAGCCTCATATCGGTCAGCCAAATTCCTGAGCGCCTGAAAATATTCAGGTCTAAAGTGGTTGTCACCCCCTTCGCCTTGGATAGTCTCAAGAATTATAGCGGCGACCTTCTTATTCTTCAAAGCCGTTTCAGCCTGGTCTAAACTAAATGCTTCCAAAGCATGAACATTGAGTTCTTCAGTGACCTTTGGATTCAATATCCTGGTCCACGGGAACTTAGGATACCATTTAGTTTTAACAACACCTGTATTTGTTAATGAAAGTGTGTAACCGCTTCTACCATGAAAAGCTTCATTTAAGTGGATTACGTCTAGTTGGTCATTTGTATTGTGATCGTTGTGGTAATTATCCCAGCCTAGCTTTTGTGCCTTCCAGTCAAATGCAGCTTTTAATGCATTCTCCACGCCGAGTGTACCACCAGAAACAAAGAAATAGTGGGTAAAATCTGGAGTTATATTCGAAAAAACAGTAACAAATGTGTTATAAGGATCAGAATATAGATCAGAATTGCTAATGTTATGAAAAACGACATCGGTGAGTTTTTTCTTGTATTCATTGAGTTTTGGGTAATTCCATCCTAAAGGTTGACTAGCATGAAGTGAGTAACAATCCAGGTATTCTTTGTCTGTATTTGCATCAACAAACCAAGACCCATGACTCTTTTTCAAGTCAGCGACATGAGCGAAACCATCAGTAAGAATAAACTTGGCTAAGTTCTTATGTATATCTTTCTTCATATTAAATCCAACCAGTCCTAAATGCTTTGTCTAATTCTTGTGCGGTTACTTGACGACCAACCATATCACAGACGCATTCTATGAAGTGTCTTTCTATGTCTAGCAATGCCGCTTTTTTATATTCTATGCCCAATGCAGAGATTTTATTGAGAGCCTCAACGTCTACAGAATAATCTAGCATAACATCATCAATAAAAATAGCTTTAACAACCTTGCCTTCTTCCGTCTTTTTGAACTTAACTTCTAATTTCTTTTTACCATCCATAACTTATTAGAGTTTACTCATTTGAATTCATGGCGATTAAAATATTTTTACATATTCCAGATGATAAAGCCTGCACAGTTTATAGGGCGACATTGCCTATGTTGCATTTATATAATGATTTAAGTTTACACGGTATTCATATAACTGGAGACGTTAAAACTCTTCCTTGTGAAAAATTTGATATATTTGTATTTAACAGATTAATACGACCCAATTTTTATCAAGAGGTTATAGCTCCTTGGCTAGAGCAAGGAAAGAAGTTCGCTTGGCAAGCCGACGATGATTTGTGGCAGATAACCGAGTGGAATCCAGTCCACACATTACTTAATGAACACGACCTTCTTGCTACAGAACTTTATATTAGCAAGTGTGAATATGCTTGGGTAAGCACAGAACCTCTAGCAAAAGTGATAAACGCACCAGAGAAGACAAAGGTTCTACCTAATTTGGTTGACGTTAATCATTATGATGCCAAAATAGAACACTCAACTACGGGACCACTCAAAATCGTCTGGTGTGGGTCTTCAAGTCACGACAAGGATTTTGAGGCGGTTATCAAACCAATTATCAAAATCCTTGAAAAACACAAACAAGATATTGCTGTTATATTTTGGGGTTATTTACCTACTGAGCTTGCTAATTTCGAAAGACAGCCAGGTTTTCCACACGCAGACTTAGTTCCTAAATATGAAAATCTATATTGTGGAGAGTGGTTCTCGCACCGCGAATATTTCTATAAATTAAGGCACTTAAAGCCAGATATTGCCATCATGCCATTAGATGATTGTGTATTTAATCACTCAAAAAGCAACCTAAAATATCTCGAAATGTCAATGGCTGGGGCTGCATGTATTGCTACTGATTTGCCACCCTACGATTGCATTACAAATAAGGAAAACGGTTTGTTGGTGAAACCAGGGGATGAACAGGGCTGGTTTGATGCTTTGGATGAATTAATCCAGAATAGAGAATACAGATTGAAGCTAAATGATAATGCCCGTGATCTGATTCACCAGAAATACACATGGCAAAGCCCTGCCCGACAGCTTTGGTTACAAGCCTATTTGGATTTAGTTAGTCGCCACCAGTAGCGGTTCTACCACCATAGACACCCTTCCAGAAATATGGCTTAAATTTGCCATTATATGCATATGGCTTACAATTTACATCTCTAGGGTCAAGATACACAAGTGCATCGGCAGACCAAGTTGCAATAACTTGGGGAGGATAATTCATGAATTGTGTGTAAAGTGGTGGATAAAGCATGTCTGCGTCAGGATGCGTAGCGACATTATTCTCCATCCACAATCTGAAATTCAATCCCATATCTTATATATTGACAAATTTATCAATTTCTGTTGTTATATTCCTATGACTAACCAGATCGAAAGGAAAAATTGTCGTGGACGATGAAGAATTATTAGGTAAAATAGCATTTGAGTGGCGTGGAATGTGTAAAATTCGCACTAAGTTCATGGATGATTATGCGCAAGCAGTTAATCGGCTCATAAACAGCGGTAAGTGGTTTGAAATGCCACCGCTAGAAGATCAACTTCCCGATTACCTGATGCCGCAACAGTTTTATGAATATTGGAATCTTGAAAGAAAGCCTAAGCCAATTGATTATG